TCACCTATGTGATTTTATTTTCGCCAATTGTCTTTCTTTTTCTTCAATAAGTATGGCGTTTGTCTCTAAATATTGCAAAGCGTCGTAAGCGCGCATTCCACGAACATCGTCGGGTTTCATATAGGACTCCTTCGCTAGAAATACCGTGATTTCCGATTCCTCTTTCATATAGTCCTTGCTGCTATTTTTGGAATTTTCCTTATATAAGTGAGGAAAGGACTGTTTGAAATATTTCTGGCAATTATTCCAAAATAGTAGAATTAAATGAATCTCTAACTCCGTAAACATTCCATGTACCTTCCGGGTATTACCAACCTTATAAAAAGCGGATAAAAAACTATCTAAGAACGAGATATCTTTTGTTCTCGTATATCGTTCGATAAACATCGAACAACGGTTGTAATCCAACCAGTCCATATCCGCTAATAGCGCGTAATAAGACGCATAGGTCTTGAACCCTATCCTCTTATTATATACAGGGTTTATGTTCAGTCTAATATTCTCTTGTTCCGTCAAGAAACGTAGCTTTTGCTGGAAGAAAAGAACCTCATGGTCTTCCATCATGAATCTATGGCCAAACAAGGCGTTCCATAAACCGGGGAAACGATAGTATTGCCCCAATACGGGAAAAGGGAGTCCTAGCCCCAAATAATCCTCTTCTATTCTTAGCACCGTGCGTCCGGTCTCTTTCACGAAACGTCGTATCAATGGGATGCAGCCCAATACGGCCCTCCAACGTTCAGCATATTTAAGAGGGATCAATCCGGACAGGGCAAGGAAACAATGCGTAAGATAAGCGTCCGTGCTAGCGAACTGCCCTCGGATCTTCTCGATCGCCTTGAACTGCTTTAAAGTAAGCGAACTCCAGTCTTGGGGCAATGAGGGTAAGTCGATTCGTTTTTTTTTCATCTTACCGGCCCTCCCATCACGAACATGGCTTTATCGTTCTCGTTCCGGTATCGTATCGTCACTTCCGGATTCTCCTTGTTTCCTATATACTCCGGATATTCCTCGGGATACGTCCGAAGGATACTCTTCGCGGCGTTGATCTCTGTTTCTGCCATTTGGTCGCAATCCATCGGCTTATACCCGTGGATACTGTCCGGTTTGCTCAATTCCTCGCTCTGCGATACAGTGAGCAAAGCCAAGGCGGTTTGCATGTGCTCCAACAGCTCCGCATCGTGTCCTTTTAATTGGTTGTTCATCTTCCGGGTAATGATCGCACGGATCAACTCGGCCCCGAACGCAGGGCGAAGCTTGACCCGCTCCATCAACCGGATCGAGGGATAGATACGGTTAAACAATATGCGACTATTATCTATAAAGACAATATCGTTGAACTCGGTAGCCGTGAATATCAGGCAACCCGTTTTCTGCCAATAACGCTCGCTCTGCTTCCAAAGCTCCTCATTCGTCTCGCTATCCACGAAATACGAACTGTTTTTCTCCAAGTATAACAAAAGCTGCTCTACGGCATCATTCGCGTGGGTATAGGTAGATTCGATGAGCTTATCCGTCCGGTCTTTGCTTGCGGCCACGGTATTGGAGTTTATCGTAACGGTAAGGCTTCCGGATTTGTTGATCGTTACATTTAGCGCCGGTAGCGCCCCATAGATACCAAAAAGGATGATAACTGCTTGCGCTCGTTCCAGCAAGTCCTTGCTATGCTCGTTCGAAGCTTTATCCTTCGCTTCGTATTCCTGTTGCAGGAAATGGTATAAGGGGGTTCCCAATATCGGCGCTAATATCCTTCGCTCCGCCGCCTCCAGATAAGGTTGTATGGAAGGTAGCTCGCCATCTAGTTCCGTACTATTCGGGAACCATGCGTTTATCTCGGTCGTATTGCTTACTAACATAATGATAGATCTTATTTTTAATTTTTCATTTCTTCTACTCCTTGCTTGTTCTTGTCCAAGGTGGTGAGGACATGTACCGGAATATCGAATTTCAGATGCTCGTCCAAGCCATTGAAGGCTTTCATTACCTCCAGCGGATAAAGGATCAGCTTTTTCACACCATACAGGTAAAGTTGCTGCAAGGTGTTCAACTCCCGGGCCTCGGTACCGCTCGCCATCTTATCCTTTCCGGGGATAGCTCCGACGGTTTGGGGATGGATACCCATAGCGAACAACATCACGTTCGCTATCTCGGCGATATCCTCCTTCACGTCGCTTCCTTTCATCGGGCTATCCAAAGTGTCGATCTCCACCCATTTCACTTTCTTGCCGTCTATGGTCTTGCATATGGTCAGAAGGGTCTTGCCGTTGTTTTTTGGGTTCTTGATGAAATCGGAAATCTCGTCCATCAACTCGTTAAAGACCTTTTCCCTTTTATCGTCCGTATCAGCGTTACGCCGATTCTGCTCGTATAGGATATACTGCTCGTCTATGTGGATAATGTACTTGAACATGGTAGAGTTCTCCATCATCGTGGCCCGGCGGCAGAACATGGCTAGCATGTATTGGAAAATACGGCTCTTGAAGATAGTCCACCATGAGGGAAAGCTATAGTAGAACTTACCGGGTGTAGGGATGGACATCGGGATCACGTAGCGTAAGGTGCGATTCCGGACCTCGTTGTTACGTTGGGACTTTACCTTGTCTCTCAATCTGGCTACCGCACGCTCCGGATCCAAAGCGTCGATGATGGTTTGCTTTATATAATCGTCCGGATTCTCCTCGTTCACCGCCATCCGGTCATCGGCGAAAGAACGGCTGAAAACGCAATAGTTCACCTTGCCAAAACTGTCCATCACCCCTTTTCGGGTGCAAGTCGTGTCGAGAAAAGAGATACGCCGTATCATCGGTTCCCAAAGCTTTCCCGGTTCACCGACATTCAGCTCGAGGGTAGGGAACCAGTTCCAGAAGTAAGTAGCGTCCGAGGCTTGCTCGTAGAGCCATAGATCCATATTGCATTCTTCCTTGAACCTCTTCAGGAATTCCCATGTACGCTCCCATGCGGCAAGATCCTTTTTCAATTGACTTATCTCGTCGCTCCGGTCGATAGGTTTGCCTTTATTCCCGGTTTCGATAAAGGCGTTTCCTCCGGACGCTCCCTCCATCTCGCCCTGAAGATCGGCGATGCGGCCTTTTATCCACTGTCCGGCATATTTGTAATCCACCTCTTCCTCCTCGATCTTGCCATTCCTATAAACGGCGTAAGTGTACTTGGTCTTTATGCCGGCCGAGAAGGTACTATCGATAAGATGCTTCAACGAGGGGGCTACGTATGGACTCTCGTTTGCACGGCCAATGATGTTTTGCGGAAGATGATTATCCCTTCCCCATTGAACGTAGCTTTTCTTGCTATCCCTCTGGTTCGATGATTTCACGGTAACCACCCGCTCGTTGGAGACGAAAAAGTCCGTTCCGTCATCTTTCGGGAAATTGGTGACAAGGGCCGATACCGTGTTATCGCCGATAGCCATCTCCACCACACGGATCCCTTTTATCCCGAATGGTTGATCCACGATCGTCTTACTCATATCATGACCTCCTTCCCGTTGAATTCTATAAGGTGAATCGTGCGTATGGTTCTTGTCTGTCCGTTGGCGGGGATGAAGAAATTCATAGTCCCTTTATGGTAGCTGCTGGAACATACGGCGTTCTCGAATAAGGCTACGCCGCCGTCTTTCTTCAATACCCGGGCCGAGAAAGGGATTGGTTTGCCTCGCTCGTCCTTACTCTCGATCTCGAAGATCGCTTGCTTGATATGTATGACTTGACTCATCTTTAATGTGTTAATTATTATCGGGCATCGGTAAGCGTCTCACAGGCCCGGAAAGAGCCATCGCCCGTTTTGCCGGTAAGACAAACTCATCCTCGTAAAGCCGGGCTTGCAAGGAGAAACCATGATCCTCCAGCTGGTTCAGTATCTTTATCATAGGGTCGAAACCGTTGGCCGACATATAAGCGTTGAATAACCGGCGAAGCTCCGACTGCGTGAAGTTCACCGCCTCCGGATCATCTTGGTTTACGATTGGCGCGTAATCGCGAACGAATGCCCTTACCCTAGGATCCTCCGTCGGCTTATAATCAGTGTCGCCACTCACGCCCGGTTCCTCTTTCTTGAAAGAATCTTGTTTTCTCTGTCTATTGAATTTGTTGTTGCCCATGATTGTAAGTTTTACGCAATTTATTCATATGAGTTCGCATAGCGAAGGACAAAAGCCATTAGTCCGGATATAAATTTAGTGTCCTGCATGTAACCTTGCAGAGATCGGGATGTCCTAATACGTAATCAATCCGTTCGATCAGAAGTTTTTGCCCATGTATGATTTTAGGATTGGATATATCCATACCAACGATAATATGAACAGGGATTATAGCCTCGTGAACAATTTGTTGATTAGCGTGTTGGAGCATGGCATCCCTTTTCTTATAAAACGTGTTATATATATTATCAGTACCTTTTTTTATGGGATTGATATCGAAAGGAATCTCATTCGCTACCAAGGATAAGTTACCCCAAGCATGATCTTCATTATCATAAGACCAGACCGTTCCGGCAAAGTAGTAATAATCTAAATATTGGTGTTTTTGTCTTTGAGGTATAGAGAAGCAAAGCATTACGTCAAGTTGCTCGTCACCTTCTTCCTTTGCCGCATATTCTCCCGTAACTTTCAATTCCGTATTCTTATGGGATATACCGCCAATAAACGGTGCTTGCAAGTAATGATTTGAGTCTGTACGAAATAGAGTGGCTATATCATCAAACGGTATTTTGTCGTCTGTACTTAAATCTTCCTTTTCCATACCTTTTATTCCCTCATGCTTGATCGCATAATTTTCATACACGTTAGAGGCCAAATCCGTCACGGAAGAATACTCTATGAATATGGATTTTTTCTCTTGCGTTATCCAAGTCTGGTTATTACGTATATATTCAGATAGATCTTTGTCCGGATTCATGTCCAATATCTGATTCCATGTCTTCACGAGGATTGTTCCGTTTTGCTCAATAAATTCCACTGAGAATTTCTTTCTTATGATGTTAATAAAATCCTCTATGGTAAGATCAGACGGTAAAAGTTGGCTATAATCCAATACACCGGAAACAATAGCGTCTGCCGTATTATTCAATAAACAAGTACGACTTAACGGCAAATACGTATCAAATATGTTCGTGCCCAATTTATACCCGAAATACTCGAACATATGCCTTAAAACATATCCTATTCTTAGAAAAGGAGTAACGCCATATCCCACCGGTACCGTAAAAACGGTAGATCCCTCCGCTAGGCTTTCTTTATATTCACGTACGGACATTGCGACAAACGCTATACCCGCAGAACTTGAATAAGCGGTTTGATTTATTATAAGAGTTTGTTTTTCTTCCGCACCTTCCTCACCTTCCGGTATATTATAAAATGTAATGAATTGATAGTCGGATATCGCACTAAATATATAGTAGTCGGGAGTACCGGATACATTTCCCTCCATAATATCCACAAATTGTCTCATCCAGTATTGAGCCTTCTCTGCCATGCTATCTCCTTTCCCTGTCTTTTTGGGCCAATCCAATTCATTCAAATTGTAATCTTTGATTTTCTCATAAAGTTGCCCTTCATTTGTATAAAAGGTACAACTTATCCCATCCGTTCGATGAGCCTCGTTAATAAATAGAGAACCCCTCATAAACAAGGATTCATCAGCAAGTATGGTTGGAATTTTCCGCTCGGGTCTACTTGTGGATAATCCTCGATAAGGATATCCGATCAATTTTAGATTATTCTCAGTTGATGGTAATGTGAAAGGGATACTTTGGCTTCCTTCCTCGGTCAAGAAAGGATTTGTTCGGCTTAGTTCCGGCCATAAGTCCGCCGATAGCTGGAATTCTTTTAGCGGATTACTGTTATCGTCTATATATATATGCATATGGATGTGATTTACTGTTCGCAAGATAAATCATGATTGGCTGTAGCAAAAGGACAAAAAACCTCCCTACACGGACCTCACGGCGGGTGTAGGGAGGATGAAAAAAAATTGTCTAAATATCTTTACGCTAGAGATCGTCTATCAGATCCTCTATCGACGCTTCCAGCGTATTCTTGCTGAATAGCTCATGGTTGCTAAGCAAGGCGATTCGAATCCTTTCCAACACATAATGATTGAGCCGGGACATCGCTAGGCCGGCCTCGGCCATGGTAGCGGCGGGATTCACGTCGTTTATCCCGGCGTATATACTGGCTATCTCATTGGATATCGGACGTACCTCATTAAGTTTAGCCAATGTGTAGGAACCTATTTGTAAGGCTTTCATCCCCTTGATAACGATTTCGCTCAAGCATTCCATGATATCCCGGACTCCCTTCATATCGTTGTCCAGTATGTTCGCTTGGATATTCATGTCTTTGCAAGCTGTGTTTTTGCGGATTTTCGCCAAGATCATTTGGGCCTCGTCAATCTTTGGATATCGGCCCATGTCGGATTCTTTTATCATGACAAACCTCCTTCCATCGTTAAGATCGCATCGTAAATACCAGCCAAAATAAAGCCGGATAGAACGATCAATAAGACTTTCGTGTACTGCTTGGCATCGGAAGATGATTCGCAATGGCATACCCCAAATGTCAAGGTATTATACAAATGGGCGATAGTGGCCCAAGAAAAGATATCATTTCCGTGGCTTCGGGAAGATGATACGGTTAATGAAGTTGTTTTCATATCATGTGACTTTTGACTTTTAGGCAGAAAAAAAGAACGGCTGCCATTTCCCGCTTCGTCAAAAGTCACATGATAGTCCACTCCGTCGAGTGAGATAAAATGTAGGGAAAGGCAGCCGCCTATATCTATATGTCTGGGCATAAAAAAAGCCCGTAAAAAATATCGAGCATTAACCGCGCTCAACGTAATGAACAAATCATTATGACTTTTGACTCTGCAAATATGAGTACAATATTTGGAATAACAAAAGAAATAGCAGGGAAAATCATTTATCTCCTTTGTATTCTACAGAACAATCATCCGGATCGATTTTGTAAACATATCGCTTCAATGCTTTACCCGGTTCTTCTTTTCCGGATATAGGATCCGTTATTTTCTCTAACTTGTCACAGACAAACAAGATAAATCCGTCCTTGTCTATTGAAAATGAATCAATTGTAAAATAGGCATCAAGAGGATACTCTTCTGGAGCAGGAGGAACTTGTAAGTCTTTCCAATCAAACTCTTTTATCAATTTGTAATTTTTAAGATCAATGTATTTGATCTTATAACCAAGTCGCCAATCAGGAGTCATTGATGGGGTAAGAGTGGCGTAATAAATAAAGTTGTTATCATTAACAATTGTCGATTTGTTCGTATATCTATCATAGTCTTCCGTTTCTTTCATCTCTCGTTCCCAAATGGTATTCCATTTATCATTATAGAGAGTCAAAATCTTAGACGTACCGGGCCTCTCTTCGACCCATGCAAGAACCCTATTATTTGATTTTGTTACAAATTGCCAATGTACCTGTCCTCGCATGGATTTCTTATTTTTCATTTCCCCGCTACTTAAATCTACGGACAATATAGATCCCCCTTTGATAGTCATGAAATTCTCGTCTTCAGCATATGCCACCCCTATTAGCATAAGGGCATTTTGTATCCCCTTTTCAAGTTTATAGAAATAGCTATAACTAGCTCCATCTAAATTATCTTTTAGAGAGAGAGAATATATCTCATTGCCCTTTGAGTCAAACTTACATAGCCATGCTTTATGACATTTAGACCCTAACGCCAATTTATAATCTACACTATCTATAATCGCCGTGACCAAAGTTATTGAATCTATATCCGAAGGATGTAACCCTTCTCTTTCCAATAAATCTTTCGATGGATTCCCTCCTGCTATCGATCCTTCTGGTTCTATTTCATTAAACCCCTTTGAACAAGAAATAAAGCTAATCATTACGATAAAAAGTATACCCCATTTTTTCATGACTGTGATTTTAAAAAAATTAAAAAAGCCTACCCCTCCTATTATCCGGACAAACCGGATGAAAAAGAAAGGGTAGGCTTTTTGATTTAAAGTTGTTTCTATTGCAAATCTAGGAATTTATAATGAATATCATAGATTATTCCTAAATATTTATCATCCACGACCCTTGAATCAGAAAAGACACATATAAGATTCTAGTCTTAAGAAAAAGAATTATTAGCAATTTTTAGCCTTGTATACAATACACAAAAAGCCGCATAAGCACTATTACTTATACAGCTTTTATATTTCACATAACCATTTTTATATGATTACATTTATAAAATGATCATTTAAATTCTTTTTTCATTATACAAGCAACCGTCCCATATATCTTACCTTCAATACTATATGGACTTTCATGGACTATATCATTTGATTTTCCTAATTTGCTAGTCCATGTACCGTTCCTTTTTTCACGAGCAGCATGAACACAACAACCTCGATCATTTTTATACAACGCTACTTTAACAAATCCTTCCTCATGGGTCCAATCATCACATAACTCATAGCCTATTAACCTAAACGCATTAATATAAGCGGGAATAAATGGACTATCAGATTCTACGCCTTTGGGCCACCAATGATAAACACCATCTAATACCATACCAGTAGGTCCATATTCCATCCACCTGTCATCATAATTATATGCCCAAGCAATACAGTTATATCGTTCGTCGATAGGACTCGTAATTTCAAATTTTGAATCTTGTGCCAGTTTAGGGAATACACTTATTATTTGTTCTTTAGTTAAGCTAGCCTTTTTACCCATAATTTACAAGCTTTTTCAATAGTAGTATTTGGATCATCCGATATACGTTCATTATAAATGGAGTTTAAAGCCCAGACTAGAAGAGAAGGACCTTTTTTAAGCTCTTCAATTATAAAAGGAACGACTTTTTCGCCCATAGATACTATTTTTTTGAAATTATCATCGTTAATGATCTGACTACTCATTGAGTAAAACATTGTATTTTGTTCCCATTTCTCTAAATAATCATAGAAATTCAATTTTGTGAAAACAACAGAATAGGTATTACTATTAAGATCATTGATATAATCCGCTGTATTGGGGTTTGAAACAACAGCTTTCACGGAACTGTTTTGATCAAAATCATTATAATTGAATGCAAAACTAGATACAGGAGACATTGCGACCACAGCCGTTAATGTTAAAGGCTTAAGACCAGATATTGATTTTAGTTGCATAATTGTATCGTTTTTTCTGTTATATTTTCAAAGAACAATGTGTTTTTTATCTCTCTCAGTTTCTCTAGGGAAGAGGATATTCGTTCTTCATCATAAATTAACCGAGTCTTATCCAAAACATCAATGTCGAATATATAAAGGAACTTATCCTTATTACTAGTTTCCAATTCCTGATTAACAATTGAATATATATTAGTCTCTGGTACATTCACGATGAAACGAAATGAATATTTAGTCATAGGATATGACAACCCGTTATTATCGGAAGTTGAAATCGTTGTTTTGAAATACTCCAAAGGATCATCAAATGGATCCATGCTAAATTTATTTATAAAGCGTATTGATAATCTCATTATTTCAGAGTGTTCTATTATCTCCTTTATATAAGACAAACATTTTAAGCATGAACTCTTAAACTCATTCCATCCCTTATATTCACTTTCATCGGTATAAGTAATACTTCCGCATTCAAGTATGAGTTTCGTTTTTTGATCTTCAGAATAATAAGTGTAACTTATAACCTTCGTATCGGCTTTACTGGTAAATGTGGATATACCCAAAGCGGGAGTCCCCTTAGGTGTTAAGTTTGTCTGTATATTCTTAGTTTTCTTTGGAAACACCTTTTTAATGGAAGAGTCGAACCTGTCAAATTCAGATAAATCACTTGACATCTGAAACTTAACCTGAAAGATGGCCATAATCACAGGTGAATTATTTAAATGGGGCCATTTATCAACATTGCATTCATCCATATTTTTCATACTTGTTTAATATATTCTTTATAGAGCACATGGTATCATAACTAGAAATTTACATAAAGCATGATACCATTCATCTCTTTTTCTTGTCTGATTTTTCATAACATCAATGATATCTCCAATGTTGTGTAAGACCAGACTTTCTTCTTATAAATGTTTAGAACCTCGCTATTTTATTGGTATTTCATATTTTATGCGCAACAAAAATAAGTTATTATATTTATTGGACCAAGAAATACGAACAAAATCTTACTTTTTCAAACTACCTCGTGCCCTTGAAGCGGAAAGTCGCTCTTGGGTCTTATTCAGATTGCTTACGTTCAAATTCGTATAAACGCCGTTTGTTTTGAGATAGGCAAGGAATTCTTGGATACCTTTTAGGGTAACTTTCATTTCCGGATCTACCACTTGGTTTGCAGGAACCTGTATCTCTGCCGGACCTCCTTCCGCATAACCATTTCGAGGTAAGGGGTTCGTGATGGTACGGGATTGGCGTATCGTCTCAAGGGCACGTACGTAATCGAAAGAGACGGGATCTTGCATCTGCCATTTCGGGACGATATACTCTCCCTTGTGGACAATGCCGGCAACTTCGTATGTGTCGCCATCGCCGGAATAGCCTCCGACGCTATAACCCGAAGACTTGACTACCCGCTGCCCTGTAGACGCTTGTGAACTCGTTGTCTTACTCCCCCCGATAAGAGCTTTTATTCCGGCTTTCGCTACAGATAATAAGCCCATTACTATACCACTAATGGCAGCTCCCGTAGCAACACCCAGCAGACCTTTCGAACCAATCTCCTGCGCTTGGCCCTTCATGATGTTAGCTGTAGCGGAAACCGTCATTTCCTTAATCCATATTTCCGCCAATTGTCCCAAGGTATCAAACGCTATATCGACAATGGTATCTCCCATTTGTTTCATGCCATCTTCTCCTGATGAGAAAAGATTCGCGAAAGCGTCTCCAATACCCGATAAGGAATTTTGAAGCACATTTGCGTAGGCTTGTTGTATTTGCTCTTGTTTCCGGCTAGATTGATCCATCAATGCGATTTGGCGATCGGCGTTCTTCCGCTTCAGCTCGGTAATCTGTTCTTCTGTCAGACCGTTAACGGCCAAGCGCTTTTCTTGATATTCAATCTCGATCTCCAACAGCTTCGCCTTATACTCCGATTCTGTATACACTCCTTTAAGCCTTAACTCGGAGGCTTTCAATTCTTCTGAAGACTGTTCTTGATTTAATACACGAACCTCTTTAGCGGCATCCTTGGATGACTTCTCTTTGAAATACTCATCCTCGGCCTCTTTCTCTTTTTGACGAAGGTTCTCGATTTGGGTATTATACTCTTCTTGGGTGATAAGATCCTTCTTCAGCGCATTTTCAAGCAAAAGAGTCGCATCATTATACTTTTGCTGGATACGAACTAATTCCCGTTGATCCCGGCTTACGCCTTTCAATTCGAATTGATCATACATTTTATCGAGATCGTCCAGATACTTTCTCGTTTCTGTTTCCGTCTTATTGAATAAACGAAGCTTCAAGTCATAAAATTGACGTTCTACCTCGGCTCTTTTATCTTTGTCTAAGCCTGCGATAGCAAGTTTCTTCTCCAAACCTTCATATTCTATTTTTTCAAGCATTTGGTTATACTTGGTTTCAGAAGAAATATCTTCGTCCCGGTATTTTTGTTTATTGATACGAGCTTGGATAAGGGCGGTCTTTTCCTTATCGATATAGGCATCCGCATCCGCTAGAGATTGTTTTATGCGTGCCTTACGTTCCTCCTCTAATTCTTGAGAAGCGGCCAGATCTTTCTTTTCTTGCTCCCTCCATTTTTTTCGATAATCGTCCTTTAATTGTTGAACACGTTCCGCTATCAACATCTCTTCTATGTAATCACCTTTGAGTTCATGGATAACAGCTTCCAAGCTTTTTATTTCTTTTCTCTGCTCCATATATTTCCTCGTTACATTTTCTACTTCTTTTGAAGAAGCGTCCCTATATGTTACATAGCCTCCAAATGTAGGAGCATTTTGAATAGTATACGTACCTCTTTTCTCAATCTCCTTTTGTTTTGCCTCTAATTGCTTTAATTGAAAATTAGCTCTATCTAAATCTGTTTGGGTGCTTTTTATGGCTTCCTTATTCATTTGTTGCAATTGAATTTTTTGTACACGAATAAAAGCTTCCGCTCGATCGGTACTTATCTTTATGGCATTCCCATATTGATCAAACTCAGAGACAGCGCCGGGTATAGCTTTTTGTATCTCTAATATAACATCCTTCAGTCGTTGTTGAGACTCTTCTGTCTTCGAATCTTGGAGACGTTTATACTCTTCAATAAGAGGATTGGTATTTGATATTAAATTTTTAACAACTTTGCTTTGATCTTTGAATCGAATGTTTGCGTCATTGGTATATCCGGTTATATCTTCAATTACTTTAGCGACATCCAACATCCAATCTACGAATTTACTACCAAGGAACCAACGCTGAATATTCTTACCAATCTTCTCGATAGTTCCCGCTAAATTGTTGTTCTTTTTATCATACTCATTCACGACAGAAGTAGCTTCGGCAAAAGCTTTATTAGATATTCCTATCTCTCTATTCAATTTATCGGTATTCGAGGCTAGAGCGGAAATAACTTGGGTTAAACGAGCGCCATCGGAACCGAGGTCTCCCATTAGCGGAGCGATCGCCGCCAATCCTCCCTTACCCGATAATTTCTCGAAGACAAATAACAAGGCATCCCATGTACTCTTATCCAGCATCCCTTGTAGCTCGTCCTTGGTAACGCCGATAGCCTTCGCTACTTGCCCCGTTTTCGAGACGATTGTCGTTATCATCTTATTTAGCGCCGTCGCAGATACTTCCACGTTCTGTCCCATTTGATCGGATGCGGAGCCTAGGGCCAACACTTGTTGTACAGTCAATCCGGCTTGGGCGGCGATACCTCCCAATCTTTGAGCGAAATCTACCAAATAGCCTTCGCTTGCCGTACTGTTTTGCCCTAATTCGTTGATAGCGGATCCGGTTGCCAGTAAGGATTTCTCTACGCCCAGTTCCTTCGTTATACCTAATACGTCATTTAATTTGGCGATATTTTTTATAGCGTCCTCTCCAAGATCTTCTCCTAACGCTACATTGATAATATTACCTGCCTTTACGAACTCCAGTACATCTTCTTTTCCTTGGATACCGATCTTTCCGGCGGCTACGGCCAGCTTATTCAACTCCTCTACCGGGGTACGAGTATCTATGCGATTAATATCGTCCGATAACTCGGACAAAGAACGTCCCGTAATGCCTGTCGTTTTCTCTATATCCGATAACTGATCGGAAAGAGCGACATTCATATCATACATTTTACGCAAGCCTTCCGTTAATTTATTAAAGCCGGCATATACGAGGACATAAGCCGCAAGACGCTTTATAGTAGCGCCAATCTGATCAAACACACCTACGTTTTTCTTACCCGAGGAACTGATCCTGTCCAGTTCTTCTCTAAGTACCTTCAATTGCTTTTGTCTCTGCGCATATTTCTCCGTTCCCCTGTCCAAACGCTCCATCTGCGCTGTCACTGCTTTTATAGCGTCTTTTATCGCTTTGATGGGGGTAGTAGAAAGTTTATTGATCACGCCACTTACATCCGCTAATTGCTTCGCTAATTCTCGTGTTTGCCTGTGGGTATCCCTATACTCTTTTTTAAGAGCGTCAAACTTTTTCGCTTCTTCGCCTGTCAATCCTATCGTTATTCGTTGCTTGTTCAAGGAGCGAATATCATCACGTAGAGTCTCACTTTTTTTTGCTAGAATCTCTAGCCATTTCTCGGCTTGCTTTCCATCCATAGTCAATAGGATATTAGCCGTTTGAGTGTTTTTTGCCATAATTATAAGGGGTTAGTGTTATTATTCAAGAATTTATCGGGACTGATGGTCTGTATTATCATTAGCTGCGCATATTCACTATATTTACGCTCAAGTATTTTCGCAAGGGAATAAACACGTTGCTTGAAAATGGGTAGGAACCAAGGCTTAACCTGATAATGATATCCGGGAGTCTCGGGATAAGGTTCCCCCGATCGAAAAACCGATTGATGTTTCTTTTTCGTATACTTTTCACCACGCCCTACACCCAAATCCACAAAGCGGCCATAATTTAGCAAGGTGAATACTATTTTTGTCTGATCTCCACCCGAAGCGTTGTATATCTTGTATTTTAGACTTTTCTCCAATTTGGAAGAATTGGATATATTCTGATATTCCATCTCTTTTATCCAGCGATGTATCACATTGGCCGCCCATATCTCCAGTGTCTTTTCCCGGGTCTGATCCGGAGATAGATAGTCGTTAGTCGTCAATTCAGCCATACCTCATAAGAATTAGTGTTTCAGCTAATTTACGGGAGTATAGGGATGCGGTAAAGGACAAAGGCGGTCATAAAAAAAACCGTCGTCTCCCTTCACAGGGGGACGGCGGCGACCAATAGACATAAAACTTAACCGAATTTATTTCTTCTCAGCATTTGCGAATCCTATTTTCTATCTCGTTTTTGTGGCAATGGCATTTACAGATGAACATCGCCACGTCGTTCACAAGCTCCTCGGCAAGGTCGCCGGTAAGGTACGCAATGTCTTCGCCACCGGGTTCCATATTAAGAGAGACCATCAAGTGATCGGTCAAGTGGCGAAGCTCGTGCATAAAAGAGTTCAGAAATTGCGCCGGGGATGAGTGCATACCAATCACAACGACCGAGCTTCGGAGCCTAGAATTTGTATATGTAATGCCGTTATCGAGCTTGCAAGAAGACATATTATCGTATGCCTTCCGTAAGAATGGCTCCGGGCAACCTATGGATTCAAGACTACGCATGATATCGTCTACATGATAGCAAGTGACGGCATAGTACATTTTCACGTACCAATCGTACTTGGGTATATAGACCTCATGCTGTATCATCTTTTTACCTTCTGGAATTTTCGCTGTATGGCACGGCGTTGCTGTCTGGGGAGATTCGTATTCCCCAGATTATGGATAGCGTCGGCCATCTTGTTGTAATCCTCTTCGGGCATGGAAGTGATGACATCCCTCGGATCGTCTCCTTTCAGCAGACGGATGATGTAGTTCATTCCTTTCATGAGGCTACATCATATCATCCCAAATGATGGGTATTCCTTTATCAATACAGTCGGCCATGAAATGGCTCAATGCCTTGGTCTCCGATCCGTCCGGATCGTCCAAGAAATCTTTCACGAACTTGCAGAGCAATTGTTCGTTGGCGATGGACGAGCCTAGGTAATCGGCCTTGCACATATTCGCGATATAGCAAGCGTCGTAGCCTTTATCATTCTTCAACTCAAGGTTGTATTGCTTCAAGAGGGCGTGAACCTGTTCGTTGGATAGAGGCTGTATCTTCACTTTCTTCCCATTGGGATCGTCCTTCTCCATCTTCGATACCGCCCACTCGCATAATTTCTTGGAAAAGTGCTTACCATAGCTACCGAAATAGTTCTGCATTCCGGAAGGCAAGCCGTATACGTCTAGTCGTTGCATAAAATGTATTTTTTATGGAAGGGCTGTCAAGCCGGAAAGCCTGAAGCCCTTCCGGGGTTGATTATCTACGGTATCTACGAGCATAAGGTCCCGTTCCGGGCACGCCCCGGCGATCTCCATAGCCACCACCTTCGCCCGGGCCTCCGGAATAGCCTCCGCCATAGTTCCCGTTGTTACCACCGTTCGAGCCGTAATTACCGCCCATATCGTCACGCATGCCGAAGTTTCCTCCGAACCGGGACATGAGTTCTTTCATCATATCCTCGCGCCCACATCGATAGGCTTCCTCCAACTCACGGTCTCGGTCTTCTCTCTCTCCGAAGCCGTCACCGCCGTCCTTGTCGATTTCTTTCAGGACTTTCATTATTTCCCAACTGTTCATTGCGCTGTCGTTTTTTTTGTTGTTGATACTGATTGTTTCTCAAGAAAAGTCTGCATCATAGACATCAGCTTCTCGTTTGTCTCACGCAAGGAGGATAGTTCCTGCTTCATGCCCGACATCTCCTCGTCCCTCTCCTTGTCTTTAGCGAATTGGGGATTTAGCTGGATCAGCATAAGCTCACACGATTCAACGACCGCCTTATGCCTGTCTACGCTAGCCAGTACAGCGTTGCTGTTCTGCAGCATTGAGTTGATTTCCGTATTGAAGGAATTCAGGTCGCAAGACAATACCAATTTCTCCCCGTTGTTCGGCTTGTAGTCCGTGACCAGCAAATCCGCCGGGACGGAAGGGATATTGAGATTGTCGTTCCCGATCTTTGCCTTGATATCCACCACCATTTCCTGTGGGGCGTAAGGATTCATCCCGGGAACCTTCGGGCGCAGATTGTCTACGCTAACGACCGTAGCCACCTCGTAGTACATCTTGTCCTCTTTATGTAAAATATAAATCGATTGTCCTTGTCTAAGATTCTTGAACATACTTTTCTTGATTTAAGGAAGTCGGGGAAATCCCCGACTCCCGATAGTTAAATTACTTACTCTTTACAGCGGAAGCGGATTCCGCAGGAGCTGTAGTAGCGGTAAATTCCACGAACCGGATAATATTCTCGCACTTGTTAAAGTAAGCGAAACGTTCCGTCGGATTCGTGACATTAGAACCGATAACAGGGGTGTTCGCATGGTCAACAACGGGCAATTTCCTTGATCCGGAGTTAAGCGAATTTGAGAGATTCGGCACCGCTGATCTACGGGTAGGAACTATCGCTACCGGTAAATTAGCTCCCGCCGCCGGAACCGTATGCCTGATCTTGATGGAGACATACCCCTCATTCGGAAGAAGGTTATACTGATTCGCGTCTATCCCGAAATCGACGGTCTCGTTATCCGCGGAGACCGCTACACCTGTCGTACACACTTGATAAATACCTCCCCTATCTAATCTGGGAATCCTCGTTCTCGGACGGGCCGGGAACGGGCAGAGAATAGAAGGAGCTGGAAAGAAAGGATTATAGTTCCACATAGTGTACTCCTTTCTTTTTAGCAACCACAGCCGCAACCACCGTTATAAGCCGCCATGTCGCCGGCATACGCTCCATAAGCGGCCGCACGTGCGATCTCTGGATTGAAGGCTTGTAATTGAGGATAAGGAACCGCTACCGTAGGCGGCATCTTACACTTGATTCCATCCACGTCACCTTGCAAAGCATTCAGGCGATTGACAATCGGAGCCGTCTGCGCTTGAATTGTCGCGGCGAAATAAGCGTTCTGGTTCGCTTGTGAGATTTGTCCTTGCAGCGCGAGTTTCTCGGCTGTAAGAGCGTCGATCTTCTCTTGGCAATGACGAGCTTCCATAGCGTCCAACTTGGCGAGAATGGCCGCGTTACCGGTACGTTGAGACTCAACGATAGCGTGTGTCTGGTTGCTGAAGTTAGTGTTGATCTGGTTCATGTCTTGGCAGTTCTGCAAGCGGCTCTCGGCACCTTGTCTCTCGATAGAGGTACGGACATCGCAGCAACATTGAGCGATCTGTGTCAACAACTGGTTATTGCCGGACTGGATGGCATTGATGATTTGCTGAGAACTCATGCCTACTTGATTTCCCACGCCTTGGATCTGACCTTGGATCTGGCAGATAGCGTTTTGTAATTGTTGGGTTGAGCAATTCAGCGAAGAAGACAATTGGTTGATAGCCGTCCCGTTTCCTTGAATAGCGCTCATCAACAACTCGCGCCCTGCGTCGTTGTTTAGTTGAGCCGGCAATCCGTTCGCCCCGTTGTTACCGAAGCCGTTGCCACCCCAACCTCCCCAAACGAAGAACAGGAGGATGATCCATATCCACCAGCAGCCACCTCCGCCCCAAGCGTCTTGGTTGCCTTTGTTGTTCATCAGCGCGGCGACAAGGTTAGGATCCAACGATTTTCCACCGCCTCCCATCAAAGACGGGAGGAAAGCCATGATGTCGAACTTACTTCCACCGGAGTTACCGCTAGGTTCGGTTCCAATAAAATAATTTCTGTCCATATTGATTGATTTTACGTTCCCGGCATATGCCGGACGACGCAAACCTATGGACAAGTTCCTTGCTCCTAAAATAATATATTGCTAGTATGTTGCTGCTTTATAGCTAGTTCATTGCTTATTTGTTGCTGGTAAGCGATGAGCATATAACTCCGGTTATATCGATATGGGAAGGTGTTACGGATGCGGTTTACCGCTTGGCGGGTGAGTCCGGTTAGATCGGCTATGCGGGCATCGGTAAACCCTTTGGACGATAGATTCAGGATGATAAGGCTACGTGCGTCCACGAAACATTCTTTATTGCAACTAAACAACATCTCCGGATCTACCTCGCAAACCCGACAGGTTATTTCCACCACTTCACGATAAAAGTTCTCGATAATTCCCATATCTTATTGAAAAATTTAAAGGTTAGCGTAAACAAAATATGCGCCTGACGTGTTTTATACAGGAGGTCCCTGAAAAACACGCGGCGCGCATGTTCTTTCCTCTGTATCGTGGTGGAGAGAGAGGAAAGTAGGGGACTTCTTTTACACCGTCCCCATAAAGGTGTACAGGTTAGAGGCTTCGCTAGCGGAGCCTTATTTTTTTCGCCTTATCAGCCATCTCACGACGTACGATAACCCAAACGTACCGATCACGGCCAATATTCCGAAAGCGATGCCTCCCAAGTCCATTTTCAGTTGTTGCCAACGGGTAAGCTTTTTTTCTACCGGGTAGGGTACTTTCGTTTCCCGGTCTACGTATATTTCTTTGCCGGGAAGGTAAAGGGTATCCCGTTGGACCCTCATGTCCGCTATCACGTTGCCAAGGCTATCCAGCTTAAACATGAGTTCCACATTCTTCGTATTCGCCATATCCAACCATCGAAGGACTACGTTGCCGTTCTCATCGCATTCCATCAAGGCACGAATGCGGGCACTATCCGGAGGAATCGGAAACGGAACCAACCGCTCGATATAAACGGAGTCCCTACGATTATCCAATACGACATCACGTATACCGCTCCGGCATCCTACCAGCCAAAGGGCAATACACATAAATAATACCGGTATTCCTCTCTTCATTGCGCCAAGTATTTATTTACGCTCCAGAACATACTGATCATCATATCCGCGTAATTCGGGGCGGTAGCGTAGCGGGAACCCACAGCGTCTTGTATTCGACGAACGAATTCCTCCGGGTCGTGACGGTAAGGCCATGCGTCCGCATAGCCGGGCTTCTTCAAGATGGCAAGATGATCCTGAAGGCATTCCTCCACGGACTCATATTGACGGAATAGTCGTTTCACCTTGTATCTGTAGCGACCGCCGCCCATGTCTTGTATGGAAAGCACCTTCTCCGGAGCCTTGAAGGATACGTCCGGACGGTTGAAATACTCCGTCGTAGTAACCAATTCCACAGGACCGTTCCAACTGCTACCTTTGGTTATACCGAATAAATTATTGCCAATAGCGGATTTGCCCCATCCGCTCTCCAAGGCGGCCTGTGCCGTAACGAACAAAGGCGATATCTCTCCTATCCGCTCCGCCGCGGGATAAACCCAATTCACAAATTCTTTTGCTGTCATAGTTTATTCTCCTTCTTTTGCTTGTTTGCCTGAAATTCTTCCAGAAAGTTTATTTTACTGATAAATTTGACGGTAGCTACCCAATATAGGAATGCTATATATTTGCTATCCGGAAACCGGATATGTAGATTGCGTAAGATATTTGTGGCATAGAACCATATCATCACCCATGTAAGCCATGATGAGAAAGCGACCATCGAGTCTAATCCCTGTCTCATTACGATACCCACCGCATAGGACGTGAGTACGACGCAGAAAAAGAGGCAGAGATAAATGAAGGCTTTTATCGCTTTCCTCTTTTTCCAGTTACCATGATCGGCTAACAGTCCGGCGATAATGTCAAACGTAGCCAAGCCAATGATTACATAGAAGAAATCATACAAAGGCGTAAAGAAGTTCAGCATGACCGTAAGAAAGGCCATTACCATCGATCTCGTCCAACCCACAATATCTTGCAGGTTTTCAGATATCAGTTTAAGAAACTCATACATTCGGTTCATAAGGGGTAGGTTTTATGACGGATTACCCGTCGAATTAAATTTGTCTTCTTTATATGCAATAGTATATATAATAGAGAATAGGAGAAAGGACAATTATAGGATTTATATTTATGTCGGGGCTAACGCCCCAACGGGTTAATTACATTCCTAATAATCTCATCATCATCTCCACTTTCCTCTCCAAGGCACGATAATCGGCCAGTGTCACCCTTGGGGGTTCCGGGGGAAGATCGTCGGGAGGTTCGGGGGAGGCATCGGCGGCTATCATTGGCCTCACCGCTTCCTCCATGTCGGTATCCTCGTCAAGCAATACGGTCTCGGCGGCTACCGGATCGTCGATCTCCTCATAGTGCCCGGGGAGTTCTTCCAAGGGGGTATCCAGCCTCTCGCCGCCTAGGTGATAGGTCTTGCCTAGATAGATTTCCGGTCCGGCTATCCATCCGTCACTGATACGGCGGAAAACCTTGCCGTCCTCCGCTATCAGATGCTTGTTGTTCGATTCGTCTGTTCTCATGACTCCGTTTTTTCTGATATGGGTTTGATTCTCGATGCGTAAGCGGACCAGTTCGTGGCCGTCTTATAGGTATCCACGGCATCGTCCGGCACGTAGATAGGACAGTTGTTGCCGTTCGTCAAGGCTCCGCTGGTGAGGGGGAAGGGGGTGGTGGAGAGGACGGTGACGAAAATGAGTTTGGAGCAATTATAGATAAAGGATGAATTGTTTGTCATTTTTGTCCACGATGCCAGCGGAGTCAAGTCCACGGAGGTGAGGCTGGTGCAGCCATACAGCAAGTAGATGCAATTCGTAACATTCACCCACGACGCAAGCGAGGTCAAGTCAACCGAGGTGAGGCTGGTGCATTCATACAGCAAGGAGCTGCAACTCGTAACATTCACCCACGACGCAAGCGAGGTCAAGTCAACCGAGGTGAGGCTGATGCATCTTTGCAGCAAGCCGCTGCAATTCGTAACATTCACCCACGACGCAAGCGGGGTCAAATCAACCGAGGTGAGGCTGGTGCAGCCATACAGCAAGTAGATGCAATTCGTAACCTTCACCCACGACGCAAGCGGGGTCAAGTCCACGGAGGTTAACTTGGAGCAGTATCGCAGCAAGTAGTCGCAACTCGTAACGTTCACCCACGACGCAAGCGGGGTCAAGTCAACCGAGGTGAGGCTGGTGCATCCTTGCAGCAAGTAGTCGCAACTCGTAACATTCACCCACGACGCAAGCGAGGTCAAGTCAACCGAGGTGAGGCTGGTGCATTCATACAGCAAGGAGGAAGCATTAGTTCTATTCGTATCATTCTTAAACACATCCTTGCCAAAGTGAATCAACTTGGAGCATCCTCTAAAAGTAATATTATAAACCTTACTCCCACCAATGCTCCAATACGCCACCAAACAAGAGGTAGAGGCCATGCAGGAAGTGACATCCCCGCAGTTCCTTACCTCCACTTGATACAACCCGTTATCCCCATAGGTGTGTGGATAAGACTTGGATCCAGTACCCGAGGCGTTTTCCGTCATGCCGTCACCCCAGTCTATTACGTAATTCGCCGTAGGGGAGTTGACGCTTATCGAGCAGGAGGGCCCCGTTAGCATCATCTGTATGTTGCCGTTCTCCTCTGGATTCATGGCTATGGGGTTGATGTTCATCTTTACGTTCACGCTCATGGCGGACGTGCCAACATTCACCGTTCCCTTGGCATCGTAATGATCCGGATGGGTCACCTCGTAATCGTACGGCCCCTTCGCCAGTTGCAAGATACACTCGCCGTATAAATTGGTCTCCTTCGACTTGCCACCGCAAGTCACGGTAGCCCCCGTAACGATCGCCCCAAACTGCCCCTTCACCACGAACTTCACATCCACCACCGCGTACACCTCCAGCGTATGGCTCGTGTCATTCGTGATAGATGGAAAATCAAACGTGTTGCTTCCGTAGCCCAACGCTGATACGGTTCCTTTCATCGCCTCGCCACCACGGATATAGACGTATCCGTTCGCGTCGCTCGTGTAGCTCTTGGTATCGGTGGTGATCATGGCTCCGGATAGATAGACGGATTGGCCGTAGACCTTTACCCGGATGGTACGCAAGGGGATGTATGTGATCGTATAGTCCTGCGTACGGGTTCCGGACACGAGATAATCGGCGGTGAAATCCTTGTGGTTGTCGCACTTGAAAACGATGGGGATCACGGAATCATCGTCCGCCGTCACCTTGTAGGTGTACTCGTTCACCTTCTCGTACTCATAATCCCCGCATTCGAACACGGCGTTGGTAATCGTCTTGGATTGGGAGGATCGGAACACGAATGTCGTGATAGTCGGCGGTAAGAGCGTCGTATAGGTAATCTCCAGTTCCGGAAAAGCCGCCCGGCACTTGGCTAGCTTATCGCTGGTAGCGGATATGGCGTGGAATTTGCCCGTTATGACGGCGGTCTGTACGTTATTGCCGTTCTCGTCGATACCGCCGATCCTTATCAATTTATAGAGGTCGTTCAGGTTCGGGGCGGAGGCGTTGATGTCGATAAGACGGATACGGTTCAACACCGGGTTCTTGATGCCCAGACAGCGGGATATGAGATAGAACACGTTGATCCCCGTATCCTCGCAAACGATCGTCGTAAGCCTCTCCACCCCCGCTATTTCGAAATAAGCGTCCGTAAGCTTGGATTGGTTACGGAGGGTTAAGCCCGTGAGGGTAGCCGGGAGATACAACTTGGACAGGATACCGGCTGCCGGCAATACCACGGAGGTGATGGAAGTGCCTTGGGCATAGACCTCCTCCATGTTCTCGCATCCGGAGATATCCACCGCCTGCCTCAAATTTGGGCAGTTACGGATGTCCAGCTTGCGGAGCATGTTGTTCGTGCCGATCGAGAGCACGGTAAGGTTCGTGTTCTGATAGCCCGACATGCCGCTACCGATCAACAACTCTGAGAGGCGAGTAGCCTTGGATACGTCGATCGTACCGGCGTACAACCCCGACATATCCCCCAGTGACTTTACCCGGCTCGCCCCATAGATGATCGTCTCGGTGTCATTGAACACGATGTCGGGGGCCTCGATCAATACCGGCACGTCCTTGTAGGTACGTTGCCCCACCATGTAGGAACCGTACTTTACACGGGTATACTGATCGGCGTACGGGATGATCGTCATGTTGGCCGACGGGGACACGCCCGTCCATTCCCGGGGCGTATAGAGACGCAAGGTCGCGAAATCCGAGAGGAAACTGCCAGCCGTATACTTACTGTCTATATAAAGGAAGCGGTTATACGTCCACCACTTACGGTTCTCGATACGGGAGCCTTGGGCGGCGTACAGGTAAGAGCCGTTGCCCTCCTCTATCAGCGGGTCGATATACTTGAAACGACCGTCGGCGTTGTAGATCGCCTCGCACCATTTGTCCGATTGCTCGCCGTTCAGCACGGACATGATCAAGTCGTACGAGAGCAATCCGCGGGTACGGATATCCTTGTACATCGCCTCGATCTCGGATGGGAAACATTTCTCTAGGTTGTTCCACAACACGCTACTCTCACCGTTCCAGACGTTTAGCGTGCCTATCTTGTCGTGATACTCTATATTGTATCCGAAAGCGATCAATCCCTCGTTGTTCAGGCCGAAACAGGTATCGTTGTCGTAAAAGATGAAGATCCATTTCCCCTCCTCATGGAAATAGGTAAGGAACATGTTCTTCGCCCGCTGGTCCACCATACCGAACAACTCGGTGATAAGGTAGTAGGCGATCAGGTTATCGAGGTTGAAATGATTTCGAACCTCGTTCTTGAATTTCTCCAAGTTATCCTTGGTAGATACGACCCATGAGGTAACGGCCATGAGCTTCTCCGGCTTGCGGGTGCCCGCCTCGTACTCGGCGTTGATAGCGTCATCGTCCGGATAGCGGGACTCGAAGTCGTTCATCCAGTCCGTCCCGGAGAAATCGGCGGACTTGAAGAGGCAACGATCGGAGGTATTGTTCGAGAACTCCCAGCTCTCGTCACCCTCGGAGAAACCGAAGGTGTCGGCGGTGGACTTATCGTTATTGAAATTATATTTACCCACGAACTCCAGCGTATCACTTGCCGTCTCACGGTGGAAGATGGCTATCGGATAGCCGTCTACCGTGGTGCGGACCTCCTTGTTCGTCTTTTGGGGCGGGGTGGTAAGCCCCATTTCTATCAATAGGGAATTGATGACCTTGGCCATACCCGTGTTGTGCGTACCGGAAGACTCGGCGAAATCAGCCTTGACACAGAAGGCGTTTACGGGAATGCTATTCGCCCGTAGCGCGTATGTCGGCGATGTCCTTCCGCTCTCCGTGTAGGTAATGTCTGCCTTGAACTTGAACTTCCAGTTCTTCCTCGGATAATATTGGGAGGAGGTACCTTGCACGTCATTCTGGACGTTCTCGCAAGAGAAAGAGCGCCCGGGTTCTTGCAAGTCCGTAAAATAGACCTTGTTTGTTTTCTTATCGCCTTTATAAGTAGGCAACGGCCCCTCGAAGATCAAGCAAGGCAATCGCTCCAACACCTTTTGATAGGTGATATCCCCATAATCATTATATACTTGGTTCCGGTTGTAGATAGCCAGCGCCTTGTCGTAATCGTCCAGATCGCCTATGAAGTTATCGAGCATCTGGTATTGGTTCAAGTCGTTATCGTAGACACGGATGTTATACAGGTCGATCGTACAGCCCTCGCTACCGATCATGATATCCTGCGGAACCTTCTGCTGGAAATTATCCTCCGACGGATATTGCGCCGCCCCGGACATGATGCCGTTGATATAGATGTATATCAAACGGTTTAGCGTGCGTTTCTCAACCACGAGGGAGATGCGAACCCTCTCCTCCTCCTTGAACCGGGTGTCGATCGTGGTCTGCTCAGATGAGAACACCGCTTTCTGGGAAGATATCTGAAGGCCGATCCCCCCGTTCACACACTCGATAGCGATAGCCTCGTAATCGGTCACGTCACGGGTGTAGAACTCGAACTCGATGGTCTTACCCGTGGCCCGGAAGTCATCCTTGAATATCTTCAGCGGGATACGCACACGAGCGTCACCCGAGACACGGAGGGAGGTGCTATCCCGTTCCGAGATCCAGCCGTTCGTCTTGAAGTTGAAGCCGGTCAGATCCGCGGATATATCCCCGTATTTCCACTCGTTACGGTTATTGTCGTTGTTGCTCCGGTTCTGAGAGGTCAGCCAGAGTTGCAGGTTCGCCTTCTCCGGCTCCACGATAACCTCGGCGGGGGATACGGTGAGCGTAAAGGTCCGGGAGGCCGACCCGCTGGATATCTTCAGGGAGAGATCTCCCGACTGGGGAATACGGTAATTCCACTCGTGCAAGGTGCGGTCTACGCTCTGCGTGGATACCGTGGCGTTGTTCGCCGATAGCGTAACCTCCGATAGCGAGGAGTCCGGCGTATAGACCACGAAGGGGATCGTGAGCCGGTCGTATTGCCGCGCGGCGGTCTGGGCGAAAGAAGAGGCCACGATAGGCGTGTTATCCCCCTCCACGATACAGATAAGGTCGTTGGTAAGCGTGTTGCTCCGGATCAGCTCCTCGTTGATAAGGGCCGTCATGTAGACTTGGAGCGAGTGCGCCCCATGCGTCTGCCTAGGGATCACGTAGGTCAATTGCCGGTTCGAGGCACTGGTCTCCACCGTTCCCAACTCCTTCCCGTCCAGTACAAAATGCACCGTCTTGTTGATAGCCCCCACGGGCGTATAGCGATACACGATCTCCCCGGAATAGACGAGCGCCGGGTCTATGGAGGAGGATATGGACATGGATATCACCTCAATCGTATAGGATAGGGAACGTGACGATCCCGTGCTATCCTTCACGGTTACCCTTACCGTGTTGGAGCCGGTGATCAAGTGTTCCGTCGGATCGAAATAATTATTGCCCTGCGAGATGGATACCATGCCCACCTTCTGGCTGTTCACGGTGTAAGTGGCCGTTCCCGGCCCGGTCTCGGAACCGTCATCCTGATAGACGCTCGTGAAATTGTATCCCACGGTGACGGCGGCCCCCTCTACCGTGGTGATGAGCGTATCGGTGACGCTCACGAGTTTCATGGTCACGCCGCCACCACCACCTCCACCTCCGATCTCGGAGAGGTTCTTCACCGTCCAGAGCGAGCTACCGGCCTCTTGCACCAGCACACGGGACTCGTCCGGATCTTGGTCTACGATATCATCCACGTTGGTAAGCTCGCCCAGCGAGCTAGCCCCGCCGCCGCCCCCGCTTCCGGAGCCTACCGGGATAGCGTCCGATACGACAATGCCCCCGGAGGTAAGATACAGATTACCGTCTTTCGAGTAGCCGTTATCCACCTTCTTTTCCAGCAATTTCTTGATCGCCTCCAGCTCCTTGGCATAATCCCCGTCCAATTTACCGAGCAAGTCTTTCAGCCGGACCTTGACGTACGAGACGTTAAGACCTTTCTCCTCCAAGGCCGGCAAAGAGTTTACGAAATCCATGCTCTCCGCTACACGGAGATCCTCTACGCTAAGGGAACCCGCCTCTATAGCGTTCTTTACGATCGGGGTTAAAGTCTCGACCAGTTCTTTAATTTCTTCGAGAGTATATGCCATGGGATCAAGATTGCTTATAGGGTTACCGTCTCGTTAAATATCCTGTCGAAAGCGTTTTGCACCTTCGTATACGCGCTTATCCATTCCTCTCCGGTAAGGCTGTCCGGGGATTCTTGGAAGAAAGAGAGCCTTTTGTTACGATCAGCGGACGCGTACCCGATACGGGTACCGGCATCGTATATGTAGGCATCTATATGCTGGAATGGCTCGCTTTCTTTACGGGACGCCTCTATCTTCACGAAACCCGTGGAAGATAGGGCTTCCGTCAAGGACTTATTGATTGTAGTCGTTTCCATTTTTCTTTGTTTTAGGGGTAAGTAACTCGTTCATGGCATTTTTCAAGGGGGCGATAAAGGATGATCCCATGATGATCTCCTTGATGGACTCAGCCATAGGTCTCGGAACATCGATAGCTTCCTTGCTGTAGTATATCTTCTTTCCGAAATCAGAGACAGCGATATCCGCCGTACGTCCATAGACCAAGTTTCCTACCTCTTTTGTCAAGTCAATAACTACGGGATCGCCTTCTACCGTAGCGTTAATACTTACTTTACTGAAATCTACTTTCATAATTCTACTGTTTTAAAAAAAATCTATGATCCTAATAAAATATTTCCGTTGTCATCGGTCACTCCGACGATTATGCCGCCCATAACACGAAGACGGACATTGTCTAAGTCAAAATCTGCGGGGTTGAAAGAAACTCCGGGATAATGATAGCGGTACATGTCAGAACTCTTATAAATAGAAAATCCGGAACAACGCATTTGGCCCGTAGCAAATACCGACCCACTGAAAAAGCCTGCGTACTTAGATCCATCCGGAGGAAAATTCGATCCCCATCCGTCTGTTGATCCATATATGGCTACGCCAAAAGTGTTGCATATACCAGATATACACGCATGGGTATCAGCGGAATTGCTCCAAGCCCCTACCATCGTTTTACAACTTGTTCCAGTATTGTATGTGTATCCTCCCCCTACTGTCAGCCTAAAGGAGGTATTACCGAAATAGTCAGAGCCAGTCCAGTTAAGACCTTTATAACTATTCAAGGAGAACGCACCGATACTCAAGGTACTGCCTACGACAAGGTCTTTAACGTTTATCAAGTCCGCTTGAATATACCCTCCCGCTATAAGCGTCTGTCCGTTTATTATCACGCTCGCCAATTTGTTCGCTCCCACACTGGCGCTACCTGTAAGTTTCCCTGTTAATTCCGCTTGAAGGGCTTTGGCCAGGTCTTCTTTTGTGATAGACCCACTTTTCGTATAACCTAAAAGAGTGTTGTTTAAGGTAGTCAGATTGACCTTGTTCGATATTTCTTGACTTAATGCCCAAGACAGATCATCGGATGAGACACCATCTTTCCACGCCATCGATCCTAGATCACCTGAGTTAACCTTGTTCTTGATCGTATTCTGGGTGCTTAGGTCAAACATGGAAAATGTCACGAAACCATTCAAATTGAGTCGGCTAGCGTTTATCTTGATCGTCTCCGCCGTCTGGTTGATGCTCGATATGATACTATCCTTAGATACCTTCAGATTAATATTGTCAGCGTTCACCTTGATAGCTGCCTCCAGCTCGGTTTTCAGCCCGGATACGTCGGTCTTCTTGGCGTACAGCGTCAAGCTCTCATCCACACCGTCCAGCTTTATGCCAAGATCCGTGACGGTCTTATTTATATTGTCCGTCTTCGTCACGTATAAGGATAAGGTCTCATCGATGTTATTTAACTCAACGCCCATACCCGTCACCGTCCCGCTCAACGTGTCGATCTTCAGGGCGTACATGCCTATCTTCTCGTCCGTCTGCAAGAACTTGGTGGACATTTCCAACCGCAAGTCCTCCACGGGATGCGTGGACATCTGGACGTTGTAGATATATATTTCCCCCGTATAATTCAAGATGAAATCACCTGTTCCGTTCCATTTGCCGGAAAATTCCTCTTGAACGAAGGTATCCGTAATCGCCAACGGTTTGCTTACGTGAAGCCCCTGTCCGGAGAATCCGGACGTTAACGTACCGGCGGTCTTTACCATGTACATGAAGGATACGTAGTAGGTAGGCCAGACCTTCGTCCCGTCCGGAAGCTCAAGCTGTCCGGACGGCTTATTCCTCAAGTAGGAGTTTACTTGCTTCACTCCCGAATTCTTTATATACAGGGCCTTGCGGCTAGATACCTCTACGATCCCTGTAACCTTATCCTTCTCAGCGTAGAAGGAATCGTTCACGGCCATGAAACGCTCCTTCACCGTGAATAGCGACACGTCGTTACCGAGTACCCATCCTACCGTATCAGCGGAGAAAGAGGCGTTCGTGAGGCAATTATCCTTCTCCGACAACTCGTAGCGCACGGAAGACATCTCGCTGGAAAGCCTGCCTTCCACGATCTCGAACTTGGTCTTCACGTTCTCGCCCGTATCGAGCATGAACTGCCCACGGGCGTAAAGATTCTCCACGTATATACCATCGCCCTCCAGCCTCCCGAAATAAGGCGTTACCAGACCGTTCATGTTTCCCACCCGTACCTTCACGCAGTTTTCCGGATCGGTCTTCATCCCACGGATCACGTCCATGTAGGGCGTGCCGAACTCATCCACCGTGGTGATCTTCATGATGCCGCTGCGGGTGGAGTTATCCGGATTATCCACACGACAAAGGGTATCCCTCTTGGCTATGTCCGATAGATTTCCCACGAAATTCGTGAAACGGAGCCAGTCCAGACGGTTCTCGCCATCGGAGAGGTCCCCTACGGCCACTTCCACCACCTTCAGCTCGTACGACTTGGTCATCTTGTAGTCGTTCTGCAAGGTAGGATCGCCTTGAAACTGCTGTACCATGAGGATATCGCCTTCCCGGAACGGGTTGTACAACCTGCCTCCGTCGGTATCCAAGTAGATCCGGCCGGTCTCCGGGTCGTAATGATCCACCTCCATCATTCCGGCGAAGATGCGGTTATCATTCTCGCCAAGCAGTTGCGAGACCACGAACGTATATACTTTAAGCTCGTTGCGTACCGAGATCGAATCGATCTCTAGCTTGTATTTAGTCTCCTCCACACCGGCGGCGTTCGTCACCTTGTAAGGCGCTATCATGAATCCCGTCCCGTTCGGGAAGCCGGAGGCGAATGTAGGAGAGGATAGGGAACCGGCGAACATGGAGTCATGCTTCACCTTCAAGTCCTTCACCCATGCCGTGCCGTCGGCGAAGATACGGAAACCGTTCTCGTGCTTGAAACTATCAGCGTCACGGTCTGAGTAGATGGAGGATTTCTCGCCGGATAGAATTATATCTTGCTCAAATGTAATATCAAAGCCCGCTACATCCGGCATATCCTTTCGGAGATAACGGATATCGAAATTGTCCAAAAGGAATTGGTTATTATCCTTTATCTCCTTCAGCGCCCTCAGTGAAGAGAAAGCGTTCTCGTCCGTAGGAAGCGTCAAGTCGAATTCCTTGACCAGATAGATATCACTACCGCCCCCACCCGCACCAACCGGATGCATATCAATCCCATCCAGATCCTTTACGATAGAATTCTTGATGGAGTCGTGCAACCCTCCTAAAGTAACGGTGCCGAAGATCTCCGTATGAGGCTGTTGTACAGGAAACAGAAGGTCTACGGTTAAAGCTGGTTTCGGAAACTCAGCTAACCGTGGGGGTAAAAAAAAAGTGTCTCCCGTCGGGACGGGTATTACCAGATTCGCCGGAAGATCGGTTCGCCGCTGGATATCCAAGAACGGACGATCATCGGCATACCGATAAGTAAAACTATAGCTATCCGGAAGATTAGCGCTATCCGAGTTGCCATCACCTCCCGTAAAGACGATCTTGTAAATACCGCTAATCGTATAAACATATTTCTGCCGGGAAACGAACAAATCCTGCAACCACCTAGATTCTTGCGGAGAAAGATATCCCGTGTTCCTCACATGTAGCCGTTGGCAATCCACACGGTACTCCTCGCTGGTATCACCCATATTGGCGATATTATACGTATACTCCGGCGTATCCTTGATAGAGCCATACGCACGTACACAGTCCAAGCCCCCTAGCGAGTTCTCGAACAGATACCAGCATTCATCCTCGCTTTGCTTCTCGCTTGCCCGATAGCGTTGTACGTATGATAGACGTGCGCCGGACGTGTTTTCCACCCAGACATCATAGTACATCGGATGCCTTCCGCTAAACTTGCCGCTAATCACGCCATATTGCATATTCAATGAATAGCAACTCCCCTCGGTGGGAGAAACCAAGGTAACGACGCTATTCGAACCATCCTCAAAATAAGCCCGTACCTTGATAGCGCACGCTTGCGTAGCGTAATACGTGAGGTATTCCGGCGAGTAATAGGTTACGGGCTTGTCATTCGGCTGCCACGTAAGGAAATTCTCGGTAAGGAATTGCGAGGCGGCCTCATTCAGATGAAGCTTGCCGGAACGGATGGCCGTAAAGCTGCCGGTAGCAACCACGGAATCGGCCGTACAATTAAAATTAAACATTCTCGCCAATTCCGCTTGAACGAATACATCGCTAGATGGTAGCTTGAAAGAGAGGTAGGTTTCCACCACCTCCGTAAAATCCACGTGGATCAGGTTCCCGTTACCCGGATAATAGGTCTCGCTCAAGATAAGCGTTCCCCCTACGTAAAGCGTCACGTCTACAGATTTCGAGCTTTGAAGGATCAGCTCCTTCAAATTCCCACTCATAGAGATCGCATCCGGTTTTTGAACTAGAACTACTGCCATATTGGTAAAGTCAGGGTTAGTGTACTTTTGCGTTACAAATTCAGTATCAAATATACGAGACCCATTCTTTCCATTAAAGGACAAAACAGGGCATGCCGTCCGGGTTCGGCGTACGCCCTCGGCAATCCGGCGTATGTTTGCGTTGTAATCTAAAAAGAATAAACAAATGGCAGTAAAGTTCAAGGTGGTTCAGAAAGTGAACCCGATCAAGAAAGAAGATCCGGCGAAATTCTACGCACAAGCGGAAGTCTCGGGAGACGTTACATTAGATACGCTGGCTCGTCGTGTGGCGAAAGCGAGTATGGCAACCCGTGGAGACGTGTTAGGCGTTATCACCTCGTTGGTAGAAGAGATTATCGAGAGCCTAGAGGAAGGCAATAGCGTTAAGCTAGGCGATCTGGGACGTATGCGTGTAAGCTTGTCCAGCACCGGCATGGAGAAAGCGGACGAGGTATCGGCGCACAACATACGGAAAGGAAAGATCATCTTTACGCCGAGCGTAATGCTCAAGGATCGCATCAGCCGCATCAGTTTCCGACAGGCCGTATCGCCTGAGACGACGAAAGAGGAAACCGGGGGAAACGACAGCGAATCGCCGGATGAGATCTAAAAAAAACAAGGCGTTGCTAACATTATTAGTTTAGCAACGCCTTTTTGTATACATTTGGCGATTCATCACATTCTAAAACGATCATGCACGAAAAACACGATACCCACCACACAGCCAAAGCCTGTAGTTTCACAGAATTAGCCATTCGCTACAACCCGAACGTAACCGTAAAGACCGCCCGACGCATCCTTCACGACTGGATCAACTTCAACCCCAGACTCCTCCAAGACCTCACCGAAAGCGGATGGCAACCATCCCGCCGCATGCTCACCCCCGCCCAAATCCAAATGATCGAGAAACATTTAGGAGAGCCCTAAAAAATCCGTGATATTTCGGAGGTCCCATAGGGAGCCATCCGAAAATATCACGGGGTCCTCTTACGTGGTAGAGAGAGTGTATTATTCTTCGTCGAACACGTCGGAGATCCGACTATCGAGAAGGTTCCTATAAAACAAGTCGTAACAAGCGTAGATCGAGTAAATGATACGTTCATTCACCGCCGGGGTAAATTCCGATAATAACATAGCGGACTTTGCGACCTCCGTTGCAGGGTCTTGAGACCGTATACAAGAATTGATGTATATATCCGGATACTCCTTCTGGATCTTATCCAAATCCCTTAACGCACAAGCCGCGATACAGATCGTACGGTTGCAAGACGTTATCATATTCTCGAAGATGGAACAGATATCATGGGCGCCTAATAGCTTATCCCGGAAATCGGCTACTTGCTCGGTGACAGGCATGTTCACCGGCCGACGCTCAAACTCCAATATATTTTGTATATAATGCAACTTATCCTCAATCTCATTGTACCGTTCTTCCAGCACGTATTCTTTCTTTTTCATGACAATTTTTTTTAACTGATAATACATATTCAAGGTCACAATCTCTCCACGAACAAAGAGATATATCCGGAAGGGTTAAAAGCGCATTCCGCCTTCAAATCTTCATCCGTCCAGTACTCAACGCCCAAGGTATGATAAGTAGGTATATAAACGATCACAGCCGTAAAGCCTTCCTTATTCCTTATCCGATGCCTCGAGCCCCTACATATCCGTAACGCCTCAGAAAAAGGAGTCGTAAGATTTTTCCGCCCCATATCATTCCATCGTATAAATCCATGATATTTCCGAAGTCCCATAGGCTTCGACACCTTCGTAATCCTCCTTATTCGAAAGATATTCTTTTACAATATCCGATCGTGAAGCGTTACTCCCCACGATAGCCCGTATCTCTTGTATCGTAGTCTCCGGGATAGAGTAATACACATCATCCGTGTATTCCACCGTACCTGCTACGGCGAATAACACCAAAAACGCTGTAAACAAAAGGGTTATATTAACCCACATCTTATTATTTTTCTCATTCATAAATATATAGCAATCCCGATTCCCCCCGGGATCAAGGGTAATAAGTTTATAAAGCAATGAAAAATCCGTGATATTTTAGGGATGCTATAGAAGGCACCCGCCATGAATCCGTCAAGCGCCCAGCCGGGCTTGGAAACGCCAGACATCCTCTAGCACCCGAGATCGCCATGCCTGTAAGCGACAATCAGACCGATCCGCCGCCAAAAGCGATACCCTATAAGATAGACCAAGGAGAAGTTTAATGCTACCCGTCAAACACCCATAATGATACCGTATGAAATGATGCCCACGTCCATTACCTTGCAACCGATAAGCAACGCAAACTTCATCCCGTAAATCATCCAACGATACCTTAGAAAAGCGTGATATTTCCGAAGGTTCATAGGTAGGATTATCCAAAACAGATTCGGTCGATACTGGAAAGACCGGGCTTTTTTCGTTTATTTCCTGTTTAGTCCACGCATCTATAGGGGCTTGGAAATGTGGGAAACTAGGAGTTATATTATAAATATCATAACATTTATCAATAAGAGAACAAAGCATATAGGAAATATCAGAGACTTCGCTACCAAACGTTAAGCCGTTTGCGATTATATTTCCAAATATTTTTGTATACGCAACGTATATACTCCCGTCCCAATCTCCTACCAAACTTTGGATAGAATCAAAGTTCGCACATAAATTACAGGTAAAAAGGGCCGGTTCCGACAATCTAATAATCGTTTCGTTATACTTATACTCCAGCTTGTCATTATAACATTCGTCCGCTAAATTGATTACTTTTAAATCACTTGATCCATTTTCAAAACACAACATTACACCATAATACGCATATATTGACTTAGAAAGGCTTTTAACAACCTGCTTGAACTCCATTAGATCACTTACAGTCACTTTAAGTTCCTTAGAGATATTAGGGACTACACTATCAAATGGGATGTATGCGTCCGGTTTTTCAAACGAAAATTCAAAATATTCATTTTCTGATCTTACAGAAACATACAAAAAATCAGAATCATCGTTGTTACTTAACACGATAAATTCGCATTTTTTGCCGTCCAATTTTTTGAATATATCAAACGGTATTTGTAATTCGGGAAATTCCGCCCCTAAATAATCGAGAAATACGATGTTTTTATACTTTAATGAATAGCCATTAGTCGCATACATTTGTTTTTTCGAGGTAGACAATATTACATTATTATCGTAATAATTACCGCTATAGGATTTTTTCCTTTTTTTTATGCTGGTAAGCGTTTTAATGCCTTTATCAAAAAATACAGAGAAGGAACAAAGACAACGATCCGTATCGTTTTTTTCTTGATAGCCCATGTTTGTGAAAGCCAGTTTAGTCTTTGCGCCGGAAAGCTTTTTAAATTTTGCCAGATAGTCAAAAACTTTTATCTTATCAAAAGAGCACTTAAAATTACCCTTCTCTATAGTGATAATATCATTTGTTTTTTCTAGCGCACGGTTCGCTACAAAATCTTGGATATCCTTCAAGGTATACGTTCCCGGTTTCTCCTTCTTGAAAAGTTCAGCAAAAAATTCAGTCGCAGTCTTTAATAAGTCGTTAAAGATATCCATAAATAAATGATCTGTATTGTTGCTTGTTGCTTTCATATGCCTCTCTATTAGCTTATTATTATATAAAAAGATATAGCAATGGCCGTTTACCCCGGCCATTTAGGGTAAATGATTATAATTGAGGGAATAGCTGAGAAGTAAGTATTACTTAACAATACCCATTTCTTGCAGATAAGCCATATTGATAGCATGGATTTCCTCTATCTTCCGGGTTCCGTCCACCTTTAAAGATTCAAGGATGATATAGCCTTCATGACGAGGGAAATAATTCTCAAAGAAATTGGTAAGAACGATATGAAAATCTTCCATACATTCCCATTGAGTGTCTTCAATCATGGAACCATCAGATAATAATACTTTGATAAACACTGAAGTGTTAGCTACTTTGTCCGACTTTACGGAACCGACCGGGCGGCGGGTGTTTGTTGTTGTTGAATTCATAATCTCACTTGTTTGACTATATGTATAGAAAAAAGACGGCTACACATTCCCCGTCGTCAAACAAGTGAGTTCATCTCCGAAGAGCGAAAAAATCACTGGGAATGGCAGCCGCCAATATCGTAAAGTAAGAGCATAAAAAAAGCTCTACAAACAAATTGTGAGCAATAGCCGTTGCTCTCCGGTTGATGATTATCTCATCTTGTTTGACATCACAAATATACAAACAATATTTGAAATACCAAACATTTACGAGAAAAAAACAATGAAACAGGCACTTTTTTATCAGTAATAAAAAATCTCACCATTTACGCTTGACGCATATTCTTTACCTCGTGCTGAATTGCCTGCCGTATGGAAATAGACGATACGTGATTTATATGCAAAATTGTTTAATCCTTTCTGTAATTCGGCCTTAGTGTATTTTCTAGGTGTCTGTATTCTAATAAAGCTACTATTTTGTTCCGTAACCTTGCAATTCTGTCCTAGAAATTGAACTCCCATTTCAGTTCCTTTTCCGGAACTCTTTACCGAAGCGTGGCCCTTGCTGGGGTGAAATACAGATTGCTTTCTGGTTGACCTATCCTCAAGAATTAATTTCTCGCAAATCCAGCTATCCATGTTTTGCCAGTCCCCGGATTTGTATTCAAGCCATATTTTATAAACCATCTCAGACTGAACCCCAAAAGCATTTTTAGCATTAACTTCTCCTAAAATAACATATTTCCCATATGATTCCTCGGTAGCCGTCTGAGATCCAAAAGGGAACTTAGCTGTACTTGGATAGTTTAAAACCGATTTAACAAAATCCTCACTAATAACCATTGCGCTACTCTTGGATTGCGCATAAACTCCCATAGACACTATGAAAGCGAAAAAAATAGAAACATAAAATTTCATGGCAATAAATTTAATTTTAACATTGTACTTAGTGTAATACCCGGAAAAGTCCCCTTGATATTCAAACCTTCGCAAATATCTATATAAATAATGAATAATTTATACAAAACAGCTAAAGACTTACAGTAACAATAAAAAAAACGGAAATAAACGGAGGCTTTAAGCAGGGCAAGTTACGTTGCCTCGATAATATCCGCTATCGTTGGAGTATTAACGATAATATCAGCTACAAAACAAAATACGGAAACCTATACGGTAATCCTTATAGTTGCCGGATTTATCACAGGATTCGCAACACACGCACTATTACCGAACCTATTATCAATCCTATCGAAATTCCGATCAAGACCAAAGAAATAAAGGTTCTCTTAACGTCTTTCTTTGTAAGTTCCATATTATTTTAACTTATTGGTTTACGCAAACCTAATGATTACATGGAGAAGAAGAAAGGACAAAAAAAAGCCCCGAACCTTAAAGGAACGGGGCCAACCGCAATGCAATATCAAACTGTCAAATTAAAACATCACAAATTAACGGTTAAGCAAAGAAGGGGTATCATACACCCATTCTATCGCTATGTCTCCCGTCAATGCCTCCGGTATATCATCGTTATATTTTATATACAAATTGATACCGTCCATCAAATTTTTTTTAGTAGCCTCCACGGTCTCGCCTTCTCCGTATATGCCCGGCACATTCTCCGCCCACGCTCCGAAAAGCTCCGGTCCCCTCTCTATCCTTACGATCAAATGCCCCATCTCCTTAATATTCTATTTAGATATGTGTTCCTTCAAATAGGCTCTCTCATAATCTATGAGATATTTTTTTATCCTCTCGGCTTGCGATCGCTGTATATGGGCGAAAGATATCGATTTCTTAAAGGAAGTAATACCGTATATCTGTAACACCTCCCCGAATGAAGTATTCATAAAAAGAGTAGGTATTGAATCAACACCCGACATATCGATACATATACGCTCCCCTTCATTTATTGCATCTACAAGATAAGGGAATAAAGCGGTACCGGCTTCCGGGTAAGTTTTCCCCTCTAATATATTAATTAACTGTATTGTCTTCATAAATCATCAAATGAAAAATCGTTCAACTCATCCACATCCGGAAACCCATCTGTAGATAATTCAAAGTAAATCAAAGTACCTTCAAAATCAAAGTCTAAATCAAATATCTTATATTCATAAGATCCTTTATTTTTACTCAACTTCAAAAGGCCTTTATTACTAACCATCCTAAAAGTATTATTTTCGGACAAAGAAGATATTACCACATCCAAGCCGAAACCCTTATTATGCGGTTTCGAATTAGAAGATACTCCAGACTCTAAGGACTTCTTTAACGCTTCAGAATCTTTAGATAACTGATAAACCGGCTTAATTGTTTTAGCGATACCTTTTCCATAATCGCAAATCGCTATATATATTTTCTTCTCATTCTCATCGTAATATATGTACGAAAATGCATTACCCTTTGCGTCCGCATGATCGAAAACATTGAAATATAACTCATTTAGTGATGTTTTCAAAGAAGATAGATCTTTACCGGGGAATAAGTTTTTGAAATAATTTTCAACACTTATACTATATCCTTCCTTGCCTGTATCCGTTATTCTCCACAAATTCAGCCTTCCGATCGTTGGAGATTCTATATGATCTTCTTTCTTACCGCTCCAATAAGAACGGAAATACACATCCGTTTCAATGAATCTTTTTAATTTTTCATTTAATACATTTAAAACAATAAGATATCCTTTTTCTTTCAAATCATCCACTATACAAGATAACAGGACGATATGAAAAGGTAACAAATTATCTATATTATCTAAAAACAAAAGAGTTACAACATCTTCACCTATTGTCTTCGCTTTTCCTTTTGATCTTATAATCAAAGACAATCGTATCCAATTCTCCCGACCCATATCCTCGAAACAAAATGTTTCAATGTAATTATATTGCATCTTTACTTTTTTTATGTTTAGAATCACTTTTCCGTAGAAACTCCGCCCCTTTTCGCAAAGCGGAAGCCATTTCCAAGGCTGTAGCCTTATCCAAGAACTTCACATCCTCGATATCTGACCTAATCCCCATGGTAACAACCCCTGTAAACCGTGGAGGTTTGTTCCGGCGGATCATCACCCGCCCAGACTCAGTGAATAGCTCGTAAGTATCGGCGGGTTCTTCCGGCTGATCGTCTTGCGTGATGACATACGAGGTTATCCGACGTTCGCCCACAAAATCCCGAAACTTGGGATTATTTATTAGCCGGTTCCATGCCTCCTTCCGGCTGGATCCTTCCGAGCGGGCGTGTACCTCGTCGCCGCCGGATAGATAGACTTTTATTAGATATTCCATATGATCAATCTATATCTTCTATCGCATAATCTCCAGACGCAGCTGGAGCAAACTCCTTTACTATACTGTCTACTCTTTCCGCATCTTCATCAGATATTTCAATCTGCATATTTTCATTGCAGATCATATCGATACTATTATTCCCTAAAATATCCAATAATTCACTGTTGTTACAATATAATGTCTTCATATTTATTTGCCCGTCAAGCCGATAGCTCAGCTTTTATTATTACTACTTTATTTGCTAAAAAAGATTCAACACAGATACGCTACTTAGAGTATAAATCTACATTTTAAGACAAAAACCTCTCCAGATCCCTGCTTTTTAATGCATCACTTTTCATAATGATTTCTTTTTCTTCTTCGCTCAGATCTTCGGCGGATACTACATACCAAGTGTCGTAATCTCCATCGAAATCTAGTGTACCTGTAGTCCCGTTAGGGTTGTCGTAAGATACGACATTTCCTGAGCAATCCGTTAAAAACGGCTTGCAAAAACGGCCGTTATCCGTTCTGTTTCTCATAAAAAGATCGCTTGAATGTAAAAGACAAAGCTCATAAAAGCTCATTTCCCCCTCAAAGGTTTTATAACCCGGGTTGTAAAATTTACCGCCTCTGCTAATGTGGAATGCAACGAAAAGTGACATAGTGCTAAACAGTTTTTACCGTGTGTCTCACGTTCTTAATTGGTTGTTTTCAACACTACAAATATACGGATAATTTTAGGATATACAAGCTTTTACGCAAAAATAATGCTATAAAAACCAATATTTTTTTCGCATGTTTTCATTGTTCGTTTGTACAGAGACGAGACGATAAACCGTCCGGGCCAGATCGGTTATCCGAATCAAACCAGACTGGCACCATGATGGGAGCGGATCGGGATCGGGAGCGTACCGGATCCGGACGGGTACCAGACGCCTCCGGCATATTCGCCCCCGGAAGGTGCCCCGTCCGGACAGATCCTACTTAGGGCGGAGCGGGGTTTTCAGGAGGAATGATGCGGTTTTTCTCGAGATTTAGGGAATTAATGGCATTTGTGTTAAATTATTAGCATTCCGAAGGATTGCGGTAACATCGGAGAGACGATCGGACGGATTCGGAAAGAGTTTTCGGGGGACGCGCGCATAAAAAAAGCCGTAACATTCACATGCGACGGCTTTTGGGGGAAATGGCTTACTTAATCTTATCTTATGGTTTACAAATATACCATAATTATCTAAATTACAGAAAAATATAGCGATATATTTTCAACGGATCGTTATTCCCGGGAAGCGGATCGATCCTTCTTGATAATAATTATTCATCCCGATATAAAGATCATCGAAAGCATCCGTCCCGTCGGTTCGGAGTTCGGCACGATCCTCGTCCGAATCCGTCTTCTTCTCGCCGGATTTATCCTTTCCGAAACCGTCATATTTATCGCTGGTCTCGGTATTCTCAATAGCGGCTATCAGGTACTCATTGTTATCCTTATTGAAGTACGGGAAAAGATTCGGTTTCCCCTTTTTCGTGTTGTAACGATGCTTAAAAGCATCATCCAGCAGATAGAACTTGCTCATTTGCAGCATGGCCTCGCCCATATCGATAGCGTTCACGTTCCAGCCACGGGCACTTAGGCAAGCGATCACGGTCTCGTAGAAACGCTCGTTCTGGTCGTTGTTGGCGTAACGCTTTTGCTTGGCGGTCTGGTTGTAATAGAAGTTCACCCGGTTGTTGTTGATCCGGTGCGGCTCGTAATAGGTCGCCCAATCATCGCAAAGCTCACGCAACTTCCGCTCATCCTTCACGAACATGGAGCTTAATACCATCAGACGCTCTACGCCGTTTATGTTTCCTTTCTGGCCGGTTACTACCCAGTTGATCCGGGCGTTGTAATCGAAAGCGATGTTTAGGCCCTGCTTGGGGTCTATATCAAGGTCAAGGAAACAGGTGTGTTCCTGCAGGCGCTTAAAATCGTAAGTCTCGAAAGAGGTCCGGATGCGGTTGCGAGGAGTGGGCTTCACGGTGATACGGAAGTCCTCCATCTTATCCACGCTATCTACCACATACGTATGCCGGGCCTCGTCGAAAGCCCCGTAGAAGCCATCGGAGGCCCTTTTAACACGTTTATTCAGGATGGATATATCGAAGATACGTTTGGGAAGGATTCGCTCCATATCCTTGATGTAATCAATTCCTACGATAGGAAGGTTCATCAAGGTATTGTATTCCCGGTATAGATGGCAATCACGGCGTAACTCATTCATCAAGGCAAACTCCTTTTCCAGCCATTTCTTGGGATAGCCCGTCATCTCCATGAAAAGATACCGGTCTATGCTATCCCTTAATTGCTTCGCTATCTCCGGGGTGGATTGCGCCTCAAGGTCTATGACCCATTGCCCCTCTCTCGTAAGGGGACGGTCGGTAGTGATCCATACCGATTTCTTTAGGGGGCAATCCTCGAATCTCCCGGGAGTGCCGGATATGGCCGGCCGAAGCTCTTCATCCACTTTTTTCTTTTTGATGATACGGGCCTCGTCGATCAATCCCCCGTCCAAGGTCAAGGAATTGGCAGAGAACTTGATATCCTGACTAAGGATATGGCTGACATGCCCGTTAAACCAATGGATACAGTGCTCCCAATTATAGGGTCTCACGATCGGCTCGAGGAAACCCGCCGATTTCGGGGCATGGCATCCCACGAAAAAATGAATTCCGTGCTTCCAACCGGTGATGTCCTCAATGGCCGCTATGGATCCGGGAATCGTACGGGTAAGTCCTTGCTTGAGCGTAGCGCAGTAAATAAAACTTTTACCGCCGGGCATGTAAGAGACGATACGTATCAAGAACGTTCCCTGCAAATGGGTCTTGCCCCAACGCCGGGAACAAATCAACGTCAATAAGCGAGGCATCATTTCAAAGACCTCGAACTGGCCCTCATTCAGCCAAAAGAGCCTTTCACGTTCCGATATGGATTCATCCGCTATGTCTATCATAAGATTAATCAGTTAAGAGTCTCTTTTTTCTATATCCATTTGCGATCGTGAGAACGGATCTTTCTGATCCTCGGGAATATCCTCGTAATCCACGTCCTCGGCAAGTTGCTTTCCCCAACGTTTCTCTACCTCGGCTTTCATCAACGCTATCACCTCCGGCGTGAACTTGTCGTTGACATACTTAGGATCCATCGTCGGGCGTGCGGATAACGGTATCATCTTCGTATCCACAGGTTCCGGATCGTCCTTATCCAAGCGGTTCACGGCTTTGTATTCCTTCGCAAGGCGGGCATAGGAGGCCAGATCGTTCTTGTCTTCCGCAAGTCGCATCATGCGACGCAATCCCTCGGATAGCTCACGGCGTTCGTATTCCTTGTTATTCACGCTGAAGGCACCTACGGCCACTTTTAGGTCTGCCATGTCATAATGGGCCTGACGCTCGCCGATCTTATATTTATTGCGGAGCCAGCGTACCCGGTCGGAATCCGGACGCATGGGATTCCGCAGGACCTCCCGATCCAAGTCCCGGAGGCGCATCAAGCGGCCTATCTCAAGCGAAGAGAAGTGTTGCTGCAAATCGTCCTCATTGTCGTAGAAATGAAGACAGAGGCGCTCTTGGAAGGAGCTACGGTTGTTTCCGGACATGGTTCAGGGGTTTATGGAATGCTTGATAAATGGTCTTACGTATCAATGATTGCTCGGCGGGATCGTTGTGCAGGGTGTACAAGTCCAAGCGGCGGCTTGGGTAATCCTGCATGAATACCCCGGTTAGGGTCATAGAGCTACTCGCGTTCGTTGCTTGCAGCAAGAAGAAATTCACGTCCGCCTTAATCACGTGGATGGAGGCGAACTTCTCTTTCTTGAAATCGTCCAAGTCTGTATAGCTATTACAGAACACGGTTATCTCCCCCAAGTCGTGGGCCTTGCGCAAATCCGCCAGATATACCATCGTACTCGGCAAAAGGGAATAACAACAGATGGTGAGGTCCGCCCCGGGAACCAGCTTGCACAAGGCAAGCAGGAAGCGGTTCATCGAGAGATCCCCGTTGCCGAAGAAGATGGGCGACCCGGGTCGCTCCGAAAGCTCCCGCAAATCATTCTCGAAGCATCCGAGGCAAGGTTCCAGATAGGGATAATGGGCGTGGATATCAGACATAAGCGGACACGTCTACACCCCATTCCTTCAACTCACGGATCCGAAGCGCCCGTTCTTCCGGACTTTTAGGATTCTTCATATCCGTACGACTAAGCCACTTCTTATGAGACTCTATACGCTTTACCTTGCAAAGCGTGGCGAATTCCGGGCTATCTCCCATCATCTGGTCGATCTCCTCTTTCGTGTACGATCCGGAGGGTTTCCCGTTCGTGCGGGATCGCAAGTCCTCGTCATTATCGGGATCATCCGGATTCGCTCCGGTCATATAAGATTCCACTCGGTCGAAATAAGCCTCTATTTGCTCATTTTGCGCATCGAGGGCCGAAACGGTCTTAGCGATTTCTTCCTTCGGCACGCCGGAGCGCACTTGGTTCTTGGATAACTCGTGCAAGCGTTGGCGGTTCGCGAACCAAGTAAGCAGATTCTCGCCCTCCTGACGCAGTTCCGGCGAAAGCCGTTCCTTATAGCTATTGAAATCGGAGTAGCGGTTCCATGCGGGTGGGGTCGCCAGGGGAGGGATTGGTTCCGGCGCTAGTTGTCCGGGTATCTGGCGTTCCTCATGGATCGGGATCTGCGCGATATACAGGGGCTTGGCGGGATTTTCCTTCGTAATCAAACGGGGATAGTTCGTCATTCGCTTGATGCGGGATAATACCTCTTTCAGCCGAGCCATATAACGGGATTTTTCCCCGATCTGGAATTGCCGGTTCACGGAGCAATCTGCCGATACCTCCATCAGCAGGGCAAGGAAATGATTATACTCTTTCAGGTCGGTATCGAGGGCGGCTTGTACCCGGCTTTTCCAACTCTCCCATTGTTCGTCTGTCATGTTCTTATATATCATAATTTTTATGGGCTTGTTTTAAACATGGAAGGAGAAGCGCCACGGGTGGTTACGCTTTGCTTCTCCTTCTATTAATTTTAGAAAATCAATTATTCGCTATGCGCCGGCGGCGGGTTCCGTGACGACGGTACCGAAATAATACGTCTTCGGAAGACGGGTAGGCAACGTCACGGTAACGGTCGTGCCGGAATCATCGCCGATAGCCTTTCCTGAATCGTAGGCGATACCGCCATCGGCGATATTCACGTTACGATCCGGATCGTAGATGGCTACGTAATGGTCATCCTCCGGAAAAAGGAAAAATACGTCTTTCCGGTTATTCAGGTTGCGCATCAGCGCCGATAACTCAGGCGTCATATTCTTCATCAAGAAAGTGAAGGTCTGCACGAAACCTTTTTGCTGCCCGGAGCTGGAAGAGGTGAGCTGGCCGCTCTCCGTATCGAACTCCCATTTATAAAAATGCTTGCCGGCCTTGAATTGGAAACCGGGCGAATCCTCGATTTTAGCGTATTCGCTCAAGGCGAAATCAGCGTCGTCGGTCCCCGGCACTTTCAGCTTGGGATAAGGTTCCTTCAAGTCGTTCTTAAACCCGATATACGCAGTGGTGGCGATACCGGATAGAGCCTCGCCGCAGTTTGAAGCGGCGTTCTGGTCGGCAAAATCACAAAGTGTACTGACTACTCCTGCCATGATTATACGGTTTTAGATTTGAACGAGGCTTCTAGCGTAACATCATCCTTCACCAATAAGCGGCGTGGATTATCCAAAGAGTTATCAGACCATTTATCGAACTCGTATCCCTCGCTCGGGGTAGCTGCCATCTCGATCCGATCGCCCAAGGCATATTTATCTTGCTTCGGGGTTACGGTCACGGTTCCATTCGCTCCGGCGGTAACGTTTACGGTATACTCATCCGGTCCCGTAATGTCGCCCGCATAGGCGATAGGAGATAACGTTCCGTCGTTCACGGCGAACATCGTACTGTCGAACGTGGCGATATTAGCTCCGTAGCGAGCTTGGATGTTAAACGTAAGTACGTTCGCATCGTCATCGATCTGGCGAACCATTACATACTCGTCATCGCTCACCGAGTCAAGGCCCAATTGCATGATATTGCCTTTCGACAAGATCATCAAGTCTCCCTCGCCCATATTGATACAGGGGTTGACCACGATGGTAGGCCAAGCCGGGATCTTGAACGTTCCGTACTGATCGACAGTAGAGGTATACTTGAACTTATTGAAGATAGCCGACTGGAGATCCGCAGCCAATCCGGAAGTAACGTTAAGGATAGCGCCGCCACGAGTCAAGGCCGGATTCGCTTGCGATAGGAAGGAATGTACCTTTTCCAAGGCTTGCGTATCGGAGTCATCGACCGGGGCCGTGATAGGACCGGTAGGGATCAGGTTATGACGGCTCTCGGAGATACGTCCGGATACACGTGCGGCTAGGATCTGGGTATAGATCCCGTCGAACACGTCGTATTTATTCTTACCGTCCGCCTTACGCTTAGCGAACATAAAAGCATCTATCAAGTCCTCGCTCCATGTCTTCATGATGGAATAAAGCACGATGTCGTTAAACGGATGCTTATAGGTCTTGTTTGAACCTAGCAAATTATAATTACCCAAGGCGAATTGGGTATAGTTCTGGATATTATCCTGCAAGATACCCGCCGCAAGATATACCTGCAACGTATTCTCCTCGATCTTCCCGATAGCGTCCTTACGCACGCTCATGCCCGGATAATAGGGGCGCATGATACCTCCGTAGCGGAGATAGCTGTAAGAGGTCAGCTTATTCTGGATGCCCGGAATAATGGAGACACCCATCTTGTTCAACTCGTTCCCAACATATACGGCGGGGAACATCATCAGTTCCGGGCGTATACGGTTCGCGGTCTCGTTAAGCCCATTAATGTCAATAAGGCTTTTCACATCTTGAATCACTCCCATTTTCTTTGGTTTTTAAGGGTTTAAATCAATCCCATCTGTTTAGCTTTCTGGGATACTAAATTGAATTTCTCGGCGGGATTCGTCACGCCGTTCAGTATAGACGTTTGAGATGCGGACGAGTCCAGATCGGGATCTTCCGTTACCACCGGTTGCTCGATGTCTTTACCCGTCGCCTCAGACAGTTCTTTGATAGCATTGTCTTTCGTAGAGACTTGCTGTCTCAAGCCTTCGATGGTCTCTTGCTGAGTACTCGCCAACCGCATAGCGGCGTTACCTTTCGCCAAATGATCGCTCAGTATATCATACTGCTCTGCCGTGAGAGACGCGTTACCCGCTTCATCTACCGCGACAGTACCCATACCGGGAATAGCTTCCAACGTTTCTTTGTTTACCATAGGGATTATCAGTTTTTGAGGGTTAGTATTGTTGTTCTGTACCGGCTCCTCGGTTCCGGTGGCAGATTGGGTTATCTCATTTTCGGGTGTCACAGGAATAGCTTCCTCCGTGCCGATCACACCGACACGAGTGACCACTCCGGATTGTTCGCGGTCTACGCCCGCCAACTCAAAGAGGAAATTCACGGCCTCTCCATAAGTCTTTATCCCGTCCACCATCTCGCCGATCACCTCAGACGCTTTATAGATCTTTCCCGTCAACTTCTCATCAGGCACGTTCGGCCAACGCCGTTTCACGGTAGCCCGGAAATCAGCCTCTATCTCATTAAGGGCATCGATAGCCGGTTGCACGTTATCATTCTGGATAGCCTCACGATACTCATTATTCTTGTGGATTGAATTGTCAGCGTATACCTCGTAATACACCTCATTGCGATCGTTCACGCCGTTACGGATGCCACGCATCGCCCATAAAGCACCTACGCAACCAATCTCTACATCTTCACGCTCGGCAAATACATGAGGGATAAAGGAAGAGATCCAAACGCCCTTACTGGCATTCATTCCCCGAATCAAGCCGACTACAGGCTTCTTGGCGTTAGCGAATACGCTATCCAAGTCATTCGCCGTGGCGGACCCACCCGGAGTATCCAGCAATACCAAATGCCCGATAACGCGATCTTGGTTATCCGAATATATAAAACGATCCGCCATCTCACGGGTCCCATATGAGCACTCAGCGCCGCCATGAGTAATCGGGCCGGAGACAGGGAGAACATGTATGATCTGGTCATCTTTAGCGATATCCTCCGAAGAGTACCAGTGTGGATTTTGCGTCTGGATCAGACGGGTCTCCGGTTCCCGTTTACCGGGTCTGAAGAGAAGTAGGCTCCCTTCCTCACGCTTAGCGTCCCACTTCACCTCGGGAAATTCGCCGCCAATACGCCCGAGCGTAAGGATCTCCTTATAGTATAGGAATATATCGGGGTGCATCATCCATACACTCGATCGCATCACTTCCGACAGAAAGGAATAATAATTTGTCATCGTGTCAAGTTAAATAAAGGTTAGTGAATCTTTCAACCTATAAAACCACACGAATATATATATGTATAACAGCGTACTAAAGGACACTATCCGTCCGGACGGACGGCCTACAGGAGTGTCAATATGGGAAAACGGCTGTTCACGCTGAATGACGCTCCTATCGTCTCGGAGCTTCCGCTTAGGGAGGCTTCCAGTCTTGTACGGCCTATGCCACACCAATTATAGAGTAATTTACGTGTACCGGCATAGGTAGTAATCAAGTAGTGCGTACGTCCGGTCGTGAGAGCGCTTATTTGCCGCAAGGTTTCCGGTTCGGTATCGTCCGTCTGCCAGGAAAGGGAGTTTTGATAGATGTCTCCCGCCTCACTCGAACTCAATACGCAACGGGCCTCCCCCGAGTTTTCCTTCAGCGACAAGATAACCGGCAAACCGGAAAAGATGACCGACGATGCCTTTACGGTCATGTCATGGGTATAGGGTAAAGCGAGGCTGACATCCTTGAAATCGTATGCCTTTATGCTGATAATATCCGCTATCAATTCCGAACAGTTCATAATCTTTTAAGTTGTAAAGGGTTAGTGCGTTAATAAAAAACAATTGGCGGTTTCAGTCGCAAACTGCGCAATCCGATGTCTCAAACTGCCGATTATTTGCCCCAAAAGGGCGATTATTTTGTTTTTTCTCGAATTTTTTTTTGACGCCATCCACTACGAACATCCGGGCTTGCCTATCGAAGGCTTTTCGGATCGAATCCTCGTCGGCTCTGGTTAATCCATATTCCTCACAAAACTCCCGGTAAGCAATGTTCTTTCGGGGAGTCTCGCCCGGAAAACATCGTTTTTGGTATGAAAGATGCTCGTTCACGTATTCGTAGGCGGTAGCGCAAAACATATTGTAGATATACTTCGCTATCCGCACTTGGGATTCCGGCGAGAGATAAATGCGTATTTCATCACGGCGATCCATCGGATCGGTCTCGAACGTTATTTTCAAGTAATTCTCCCTGTCTTTCTCCGAGGAGGGTTTCGCTTGCTTGCATCCGGGCCCCGGCTTACGACGCAAACGATCCACCAACAGGTTCAACATGTCCTTCTTAGGGAACTGCACGGGTTCGGCTCCATATAGTTTTTTCCCGTCACGGCCTTCCAATCCAAGAATGAATTCTTTGAGATACGGTTTCATCTTGATATAGACAATCGGTTTCATAAGCTATAAATATTTGATTTCCAAAAGCAAAGATAGCAAACTTTATACTCATTAAATGTTTTTAGTTGACGAAAAGTTTACGTTTACGTGATATTTTTTTCTAAAATCTCAAGGTATTTTCGCTTCTACATGTTACACATCTTCCACATCGTTAATAATCAACGCTTTAAGTGTTCTACAAATGTGTAAAATGTAGAACAATGTAGAAAAATGACAGTAATTAACACTTTGTAGAAAAATGTAGAACGATGTTTAACTTGATTTTAGAAGATAAATATCTGATTATTAACGATGTGGAAGATGTGTAACATGTAGAAGAGTTTTTTAGCTGAAAATTTTCATATTTAGTTTTAGCGCATATTTCCTTTATTTTTTAGTTTATACGGTTGTATATCAGCAAAATAAAAGCCGTACAGTAAGCAAGACTTTCCTGTACGGCTAGAGATATTTTCCTGTACGGCCCTGTTTCCTTATCCGTACGGCTTTCCGGGAGGGTATCAATCCCGCCTGTGTTCCAACCAATCGGCTTCCTCCTCCGGATAGTAATCCGAAGGGGAGTAACATTTCTTATGGTACTCCAAGCTCTCTATCGTTACGAAGATGGCGTAAAAGTTGGCGCTGGTCAACGGCCCCATCGTATCGTAACGCACATTGCCGAGGTCCAGCCTTAACAAGGCGGATGACGTGGCTTGTCTCGCCGCCTCCTTCTGATCCTTTTCCAAGGCGATAAGGAAATCCTCCGCAATGGAAAGGCAGCGATACTTCACGTCCGCTATGTTCCTGAAGTTTCTCGGATCCGCACGCTGGAGGAACATCAACAGGTAGACGGGCTTCAGTACTCGCTTGGTGATATCCATATCTCCCTCCATATTGGTACGTATGCCGCATATCGGCTCCGCTATCCTCATGTAGTTCTGTAGGAACTCGTCGAAAGTCATCTCGTCGTTACAGCGGAAAAAGCGCGGGGCCTTTTGCGTATGGTGGATTCCTTTATATAAGGCGGCCCATCGTTCCATGTAATTATCCATTCTGAATGCCATGCTCTTTAGTCTTTTATGATTTTACATCCGTTTTTTTTATGTTGCAGGAGGAAGGAGGCGAAGGTATAATATTCGTCCCACCCTTCTTTCTCGAAAATATCCCGAAGCTCTCTTTCCGTGGCCTCAAGGATTAGGTTGCGTTTGGTATTCGTTCTCATCGCTTGGTATATTGTATGGTTGCTAAAATGGTAAATCCTCTCCGGGTTGCGTCACCTTGGAATCTTCCTCGTCCGCGTCGGTGCTTTCGTAGGTATCAAGATCGATGTCGTAGTTCTTCCTAATCAAGTCGTAATCGAAAAGCATGGCTTGGGCGGTTCCGCTCGTGGCGATAAGGTTGCCTTTAGCGTCCTCCTTTTTTTCCTCCATTCCCCGGATGATGTTCTTGAAACGTACGGTTTGCTTCTCGCCGACGAACTCGGGGCTATTCTGAAGGTAGAATATCAACGAGGTCTTATCCAAGGGCTTTTCCGCTCCGGATATCTTGCTGTGGTATTGATACAACTGGAAGATACGATCCTTGCGAAGATACAGGTATTGCTTGGCCTCCTTGTTCTCGATGGAACGGCCTCCCTTCAGGCGTAAAGACAACTCGAATTTTATCTTGAAGTCCGCGTTCAGGTAGATCTCACGGGATTGGTTCAAGTAGCTGATCATCGACCAGAATCCGGACAGCTCGTTATTGCTCTTGCATTCCTTGTTCTGACGGATGATCATATCTACGCAAAGCGCTTTGATCTCGTCGTAATCGAATGGAAGCGTCAGATACTCGTGCAAGGTACGATAGGTAGCGAGCAGGATCAGCCAGTTCCGGTAGATACGATCCTCTACCTTTATATGGCGCTGCTTGATAGCCTCACTTAGATCAGTGGCGCAAGTCGTATAATGGGCCGTGAAGTTAAGGCTCATTTCCCGACGGTACTTCAATATTTGCAAGGTAAGATGGGATAATCCCAATCCCTCGACATTCTTTAGGGATTGAAAACGGTTCCGCTCCTCGTCCGAGTATTCCGTTTGCGTGAAGCAAAGGAAAACGAAGCGGGAGAAAAGGGCGATATCGGCCGTGGCCATTTCCTGTCCGGATACGATGATGCCACTATCCACGTTGGTTATTTCCCGCTTCTTGTCCTTATCCATGTTCATGCGGCTACGGCCGGCGTTATCCCAAAGGCCCTTCAGGAACTCCCGTTTCTCCAAGTCTATGCTATTCTTGAACTCGTCCAGATGCACGAGGGCGTTGGAGCATTGGGCCACAGCGTCCGCCAAGGCCGGTATCGTGGAGTTGGATAAGTTTGGAGGCGTATTACGAGGAATGAAGAAAGACATCAATGAGTGTCCCATCTCCGACTTACCGGCTCCTTTAGGCCCAAACAGATTCAAGATAGGGAACGATTTCGTATGCCTTACGATGATATCCTTGAATAAGGTAGCCATTAGGAAACACAGGCCGATCTTGGCGTTATCGCCAAAAACGTTTATCATGCGCACCGCATAATCATAAAGGGAGATGCTTCCGTTATTGTCGTGAACGAAGCGACGCTCGAACTGGAATAGGTTCTCCTCGTCTTGGTAAATCTTACTGGCCGCCGGAAGATAATAGTTGCCGCCGTCCATCTTGATGATACCATACTCGTTGCACTTAATGAATTCCGAGCCATTGAAACCACCGTTGCCGAAAGCGAAGAAGTTGCCGGTCTTCTGCCATCCGAGTTGGGTAATCTCTGTAGCCGTCTCGGTCTTCTCGTACAGGAACTTCTTCAGCTTGATAAGCTCCCTTTCGCCAGCCTCCCAGATGAAATTGCCCAAGCCCTCCAGTTTCATCTTGAACTTATTCATCGAAACCAATTCCTCTTGCTTCATCTCGATGATACACTCGTAGCCAAAACAATTCTTGATCGAATACATGCGCTTAGGGTTGGTAGCGTCCTTTATATGGAAAAGGGGGATCATGGTGAAATTACTCCATTGCTCCCGGCTTCCGTTGTCGCTGATCGAGAAATAACAGTTGTTGGAATAAAGAAAGCCATATTGCTGCAACGTATCCAGATTGAACGTGTTCTGGTTTTGCGTGCTCTTTTTCACGGCATCTTTCTGACATTGGGCGATAGCCTTCTTCCATACGCTCAGTTTGCCGTAGATTTTCGTGAGGCGGGAAACATAGCTTTCCCTTGCGCCCTCCGATGATATCGTGCTCAATATGGCGGCTATCTCCTCAAGGCACTGGTTCTTGTCCGCTATCGTGTCGTTCTTTCTGAATAGCTCGGTAGCGTGGAAGATGATGAAATCCTCCTCCTTGATCGCCTCGAACTTACCGGGGGCGTTGAAATAAGAATCAGCGTCCTCCTTCTTGCCCGGTTCCGTGGGGATCGTCTTTACGGATACGGCGAATCCGTTTCGCAAAGCGGAAAGGGCGTTCTTCTGGAGGGCCTTCAGCCCGGGCTCGTCTTGATCGGGGATGAAGCATAGCGTTTCCACGTTCATCTTTTTAAGAAGGGCGAATTGCTCCTCCGTAAAGGCCGTACCCAAGGAGGCTACGCTATTGAACACGGATATCTTATTCATCCGGATCACGTCCGGAGCGCCTTCCATTACGTAGACCTTCCGTTCCTTGGAGGCCATGACGTAAGCCGTATCTATGCCAAACAGGGTTTTGCCCTTGCTGTAAAGGAAGGTCTCCTTGTTGTTGATATATTTCGCCACGTTATCGGCCTTTGTAGTGTCTCGTCCCGTAAAGGCGATGATATTGCCCCAACGGTCACGGATGGGGATCATGATGCGTCCACGGAAGAAGTCGTATAGATGATCCGAGTTCTCCTTGCGTTTCAGCATGCCCAATTCCTCCAGCAGCTCGATATTCCACCCGGAGGCTTTGGCGTGGTTGAGCAAGTCGTTCCATGAATCACGGGCGAAGCCTATGCCATAGATCTTCGCCGTCTTCTCGTCCCAGCGATTGATCACGTAATCCTTTTGCGGTTTTTCCGACTCAAGGTTCGCTACATAGTAATCGGCCACTTGCTTCATAAGGATACGGGCCGCCTCTCTTCTGGCCCCCTCCCGGACCTCCCCCTCGGTTGGCTTGTAATCGTCGTTCCAAGGGATGTTGTTCTCCTTGGCGATGCGCTTCACGGCTTCCATGAAGGTAAGTCCATGTTTCTTGATTACATAGCTTATGGTATTGCCTCCTTCAAGGCAAGAAAAGCATTTGCATGTGTTCGTCTGGCTAAAGACGGTAAACGGAGGGGTTTTAGCCCCTTTCCCGCATAGAGGGCAGATACCCACGAGGTTCGATCCCCGGCGAGTCAAGTTCGTATCTGAACCGATCACATTGTCGATGGGGACATCCAATACAAGATCAATCAGTCTTTCGAGTTCAACGTTCATATCATCCCTTCTTATTATTTGGTTTTGTTATCCAGTTCGTGGGCGATCCTCGCCACTATTTCGTTCAAGGGCCTCCCGGAGTTACGGCGGGTAGACATCGCCTCACGCAAAGCGGTTAATAGCTCCCGGGCTTGCTCGTCGGATAAGCCATTGATAGATATATTTCCGAATAAATCTTTTGATATAAGTGCCATAAGATATAAGTTTTATTGTCTATGCGACCCCGAAGGGAATCGAACCCCTCGTGCGGATTTCCATTGAAGAACGGTCACGTCTCAATCACCCTGGGCCATAAAGAAGGGAGGACGGACCAAAGTCCGTCTCACCCTCTTGTTTAATTCAGCTTGAAGGCGGGCTTGAATTTCACTACCTTCTTCTCGGGGACGTAGATCTTCTCGTCCGTTTTCGGATTGCGGGCCACACGTGCCGCACGTGCCTTGATCTGGAAAGATCCGAAGCCACGGTTAAAGATATCTTCGCCGCCTTGGAGCGTGTCAATAATCACGTCTCTTTCCACGTTTAGTACGTGTTCTACCTCCTTTTTGTCTACGCCGGATATCTCGGCCACTCTTGATACTAACTCTTGCTTGTTCATGATTGTAATTTTAAATTGTTTGTAATAGATATATGTGACTCACGAATATATTAAGTAGTTCATGCTGCTCCTCGGACAAGTCTATGAGAGAGTCAACAAATTACGTGCGCCCAATTGAGCGATGTTGTTATCCCCCGTGACATTTATGTAGATATTTGTTGTCCGGTTAGCATATTCAGGATGTCTGCGTAGCCACGCCATTCTGTTTCTGTCTCGTTTTCGTTTATGACACTCGCTTACATATTGCTGATAAGTCTTGCGAAGTTGCACGACAATTCTGATCAGTTCGGAATAACTGGTCGCTCCGGCAGTCTGGATACGTCCGGAAATGTTGAATTCACCAGTAATGGTATTTCCGTTGTTGTTGGGTGATTGGTGGTAGCGGATGATACATCCATGAAGGTCGAAACCATAAGACGCAATGTCTTGATAAGGATCTCCGGTTAACACTACGGCGCACGTTTCGTGTGCAGACGTTGCTGTACGGGTACTATTATTCCCTGCATTGCAAATTTCCATTGTTCTTGCCATGAATGAAAAATTACAAAGTATAATAAATGAAGAAAGGTTACCCTCTCCACGTTCCGGCAAGAACAAATTACTATCATGCGACAGCAATCCATGTGGATTGGATAACCTTATATCGTTAGGATACAACGTCCCCGAATGACCATAAAAAAGGCCATCGCATTTAATAGTATGTCTTGTTCTTGCCGTGAACACCGCGAACATAAGCATAATATTTGAAAGTTGTATCATCATAGTAATTTTTATTCAACGTTATCGAATGACAACATAAGCTGTCTGTTGTTTGCACGCCACTCTTCAATAGTGATTTTCATGACTTGATTAAGTTCTGCCTTGGCATCGTTCATCAATTTCTGGGCATCTTTAAAATTTCGTTGGCACTCTTGATACTCTGCTACCTTCTTTTCCATGACCTCTTGCTTTTGTTTTAGGAAAGTTTGCGGTTCAATGAAATGCTCATAAAGGGCATGATAGCATTCTCGTTGATATTTGATTAATGCCTCTCTGGAGTCGTCTGACACATTTGCGGGATTAATAGTAAAGAGCCAGCCAAAGACATACTCAAAAGGAATACATAGCATTTCATACTCTTTCCCATCGGCTCCAGTTAGGGGCTTCAAGCCCCCAACTGACGATAATATTGGATGCTCTTTTATTTTATCTTGTTGGCGTTTTCTGTCTATGCCTAATGCCTCACAAATAGGTTTGATAGGTACTAATTTTTGTTCATCACCTGTAGATATAATATCCACGTTGTTAACTCTCGCTATAAGTCTTGTTTCCATGATTTAATGATTTTTGTTGATATTACTTTCCGTTTCCTCTAATTGCTTAGTTTGTCCTAAATTCCATTCTCTTTCTACGATCGAGAGGGCTTCCATTATCTTGAAGAAGAGTATTGCAGGGAGATCTTCGCAGCATGGATCAATGAAACTAACCTTGTCGTTTTCATCTAATCTATACCGTATCAAGAGCTGCTTACGGTCGTCGGTCTTATTTTTTCCTAGAATTTTATTCATATGTCTGATTTAAATCATTAGTCTATTTATTTCATTTATAAACTTCTCTACTGTAGTCTCGATCATTACTTCCAGAGGAACAAAATCATCCCGGTATTGAAGATCTATACTCAAAAGAGATCCTTCTTTGGGCCATTTTAAAACGACAAAAAAACGAGCCTTGCATAATTGAGGAAAAACCCAAGCTCTGAACGGCAAGTTCATTAGTTTCCCGCCATCACAAGATATTCCGTCATTTTCAGACTGTATCTTCATCTCGTATTGATCACGCAAGATGCTTATTAATTTTTCAGTTCTATCCATAGTGTACATCCCTTTATTGTTTATTCGCCCAACATTGAATAATCCATGGCACGCTCCAGATCCGGCCTCCATGCGAGGAAATCCACATTAGGGTCGCAGAATGTCTCGATTAAGCATTCGGCGGCCGCAATCACTCGCCGCCATTCGCTACATCCGCAATCCTGCATTCTTCGTTTGATAAATTCATAGAGGACTAACCGATTATCTACCTCGTCTTCATCACAGCGCTCTTCTTGCGCTATCTCTTTGCGTATTTTCAACAACTCCTGCTTATGTTCGTCGTCGTCATCCCATTCTACCCATGCTTCTTCATTGCTCCAATGGCTATTGAATAGTTCTTCCATTGGGAGCAGAAGATTATATACCGCCTCAAAATCTTCTATGTCGGCTTTAGCGATTGTTAATCCGTGTGTTGCCATAACTCGTTATTTTTTAGTTGTTATCTAATTCTTCTACATTAACTTCACATTCTTCATCCTCACTTATGATATTGATATTTATGCCGAGAGCAGGTTGTCTTCGTTCCGCTTCGGGCAACCATTCACCATTTTTGTCAAAATCTTCAGGACTATACGGTAATTCCCCATCTCGTTCTACATAGCCGTATCCTTCTATGAAATCGTATTCACTAC